GTTCCGAGGAGAGGTGTGATGAAAGGAGGGGACTCCACCTCGTTCGGTCGGGCGGAAAATCCGGGTGCCGGGGGCGGTAGTGCGGTCACCAGTCGGCCGGCAAGAGATTCCTTACCCGAAATTTTTCAGTCGATTGCCGCGCGCTGTAGCCCGTGGCGAGGCGATTGAGCGTCTGAACGGGTCACGGCAGGGTGAAGCGGATCAAAACGCGTCCAGGGGCAAGCGCGGGGCCAAGTCCGTACTCCAACGAATATATTTTAATACAATGTTGGATATCCTCACTACGATTTACTGGGAGACAACGAGTTACGATTGAACGTAACTTGCGACAGCCAATATACACTACGGGTTGTGGTGTTGGCTAATCGATCTGGCGCAAACCCGTCGCCGGCATCGGGCGCCAGTCTTCTGCGATTGGGCTGGGATCTGCAGATGCCGATTCGCGGCGCGCCTTTGTTGGACGCATTGAACCTGGGAGTGGGCGGCCGGCAAGCTGCCGCTCTTGTTCGGCCAATCGCGCTTGCGCGTCTGTGAGCTCTTTCAGGCGCTTTGAATCCTTGCCAGCACACAGTTCAATCTCGCGATCTACAATCGCCAATTGACCACGCACACGCGAAAGCCGTTGTGACCTGTAACTCTCATCCACTGGGGGCGGAACACTATTCCGCAACGCTTCCGCTAGTGCGATTGCCTCAGCGGATTTCCGTTTGCTCTCAGCGGCAACCAAGCGGGATTTAGCGGCATATTCCGCAGCATTTTCCTTTGTAAACAACGGCATACCTCACCATCTTCCCCCTGTTACACGTTGTAAAGCAAAATCCGGCAGAGCGTGAGCAATGCCGGATCAGTGAACCACGCGCGAAGCATGGCCCGAGGCGCTAGGTGGTCAGTCTTTCAGCATCAGCCTTGTTAGCTGGCCGCAGTCACGACAGTTGACGTATTTGCTTTGCCGATCCATTTCATATCGGTTGGTAGTGCCGCAAGTGCTGCAATTCCACCAGACCCTGGCTGGCCTTGCAACATGAGGCTGCGTAACAATGCGCGCTTTCTTGTTCATTTGAGCAAATCTGAAAGTTCTTCCCAATTGCCCTGATGGCTTGGGTTGGATTCGCAGGCATCAATGGACCACTGTATTTTACCGGCTAGCAACGAAGGGATTTGACGCATTCTAGCTTTGGCGCGCGCAATCAACTCCCGCCGATCCTCCAACTTGGTTAGATCAAGTGTGTTTTTCATACCCCCACTCTCCCATATCAAAACAGTTTGTCAAACCATTTCACCGCATTAGGTATTACTACCGACAGATAATAGTTTGACAAACTGTTTAAGGGGTTTAGTGTGGGGCGATGAAATTCAAAATCGTTGAGAAGAAAAACCGGCTTGCCGTTCATGGCATATTTGACAGCCGGGAACGCGCGGAAAAGAATCTGCGCGAAGTCAAACCCGGTGAATGTGCACGCGAGCTATTCATGGATAAGACGCTGAAGCCGGAAGATTTTGAAATCATTCCCATGAGCAAACCCAAAGTCAGTTGCCAATGTTCAGACCCGGGCTGCCCTGTCCACGCTGGCAAGTCCTCTTGCACCCATCGCGCGATTACCGCGTTAGTCCGCGTGGATATGGAAGACATCACCGGGACGGCGTTCTGCCGCGCTTGCGCCGATGATGCTTTCGAGTCGGGACTGTTTAGAGAATCAATCAAAGCCAAAATTGCACAAGGATTATGAAATTAGAAAACATTGGATCACTTATCACCATTGCCGAAACGAATACCTGCCTGGGGTATCTTTTGGACTTCGCTGGCCGCGGTGTATTTTCACCCGACGGAAAAGTTGAAATCACCAAAGAGCAGGCGGACACGCACAATCGACTATTGGCGGAGGCGGAAATTGCAGGACTTGACCGCTGCGAAATTGGACAGTGGGGAACGTTCTATTGGAGCCCACAAAAGGGAGTGACAACGTGGACAGGTGTCAAGGTGGCGAACTACACGCTTAATCAGTCTCAAACCGTTCTGACGTTCAGACGCGGGGAAAAGGTGTTTCGCGGACGACTGAAAAAAGATGCCGACTGTTTCAATTTCAAACGCATCAAATGAAAACCGAAAAACTCTTTGGGCAACGAATCGCCTGTTATGATGACGGTAAATCCATTGACCGTTACACAGTCGTCTATCTGGATCAACCGGAGACACGGCCTGGCACCTTTGCGGCTGTCGGAATGAGCGGCTTACCCTTTCACCCGCAAGGCATTGGCCAGCATTGTACCGCAATGCCAGGCCGTCACCTGGGCAAACGGATTAAATTTCAAGACCTACCGGAAGATTGCCGGCGGCTTGTAGAGCAAGACCTGAAACCAGAAACAAAATGAAAACCACACTCCACACCTACAATTTCAACACCGACAATCCGCAAGACCGGGAGCCCGTTCATCAGCTCTGCGCGCGGCTTAACGCCACGATAGGCCGCGGCAGCAAAATGCGCGCGATCAAATCCAATCAGGATTTCAACCCGGAGCCCGGAGAAATAACGCTCGAACCGGAGCACCTTTTCGAAAACCAATGGAATTCAAATGTTGGCCGCGTTTTCGACTGGTACGAGGAAGCAATCTGGGCCAATGGACGCGAACTCAAAAACATCAAGCGCGGGCACTACCTGGAAATAACGCCGCAAATGGCGGCGATCCGGGAGAACACGCTGAAATGCGGGTACACCGGCCAGCAATTCCCGATTTCCGAATTCCCGGAAGGCACGCCACGATTCAACACCACTCAGCAGGCGCTTGGATCTCCGTATCTCAAGGAAAGCGAATTGCACCTTTGCCGGCTGCTTCCAGTTTCTCGGGAGTGGCGGGACCGCCGCAATGAACTGACGCCAGCCGAACGCGACTACTTGCTTCCGCTTTATATCCAGGCGCAGACGAAGCCGGGTGTAGGAGCGCGAGCAAAGCAGATTGAGGGAGTCCACGAGGAATTCAAAAAGACTGTCGCAACCGCCACGATCAATCGCGACGGCTTTCTCTGGCTGTTGAATCGCGGCATCAATACAGAGAATTGCATTTTTTACAGCCACACCGGGCGCTTTGGATTCGGCTGGCGCAACGAATACCGCAGGGCGGCATATTCGGCGCTCTCGGATCTCCTGAAAGAGTTTCCGTTTCCCTATGACATAAAGGGGGCAGGATGAACCCCTCACACAATCACACCATGAAAACACAACACACACCGGGACCGTGGGCAACATCACGCGACGCTGTTCCAGCCAGCCACGTTCAAATTACGGTTTACGCCGAAAGCACAGGCAACCGAGTGGCGACCGTATTCGACCGCGAGGCCAATGCCAACCTCATCGCCGCTGGTCCGGATTTGCTTTCAGCTTTGGAAGAATGCCTTGCGTGGTTCGACTTGGACCCGCAGCGTAATCATCCAATCATGGCGCAAGACACTGACATTGGCTTCAGGATGATTCGACAGGCCAGAACCGCCGTTGACAAAGCCAAAGGCCAATCGTGAAAACCAGAATTTGTGCGAAGAAAGAAACGCCAAAGCCACTCAGCTCCGAACAGATGAAAACAATTACTGACCTGAAATCTCTGGCAACCGAGGTTAGAAAACTCAAGCGCCTGCTCGACGATCCGCAGCCCGGCTTGTTCACCTGGGCGCAAATGTATGGTGACTCCATGCAAGCGATGAGCGACTTCTGGAATGAGGATCTACTGAAGGCGGGCAAGGGCGTTCTCGAAGCGGTCAAAAGTGGATACGTATGCGATAAGAAAACGATCAAATTCTACTGCGGCCATGTCTCGCCAGAGCAGTTTTCAGAACTCCATAAAGCTGTTTATGGAGCAAAAGCGATTGACCATTTTCCGCGCCAGGAATAAAACTATTTGACAAACCATCTCCACCCTGAGATTGTCCACCCATGCCAGCATCCCCGCAACTTTCAAAAGCCGTAGCGCGCCGCCGTAAACGCGTTCAGTCGTTGCGTCAAACGCTGAACAGCCGCGGGCGCCCGATGTCGTTTTGCCAGATCGGGCAACGCCTGGGGATCTCTCCGCAACTGGTGGCAAATGATTTGAAGGAGTTGGGGAAATGATAGCGAAATACAACGCCGCATTTTGTCCGAAGTGCAAAATTGTTTTCCACGAGACTCACAGTTCGCCTTGGCATTGGAGCAAGTCGGCTGCCCTGCACACTCGCGGCACCGGCCACAAATTGAAAAGGTTTAACACGGCTGCGGTGGATATGTTGAAGCTGGCTTACGACGGGACGCTTGTGGAATTATGACCCCTTGGAAAGCCATCATCGCCAAAGCCCGAACAGCCGACGGCAACTGGGTATTAGAAACTGGTTTCCCATTCAAAGTGGGGATGACGATCGAGATCGATCTAGCCAGCCGCAAAAACGACCAGTTTGTAAAGACCTCGACTCAAAAAACGTATTGGACGGAGATCGTGAACCTGATTGATCCACAAAACCCACATGGGCCGCCCATGTATTTTCCCACCGAAATGCTGGCGCTGCGTTGTAAATTCTGCGACGGCACGCTGGTGAAAGACGAAGCTGATATGCGGTGCGACACGTGTTTGGAGATAAATGTGATGAGGTAAAGTTGTGAAGCGCAAAATCTACAAATACGTTCTTCAGATCGACGACAATCAGGCAATCGAAATGCCGGAAGGCGCGACCATACTCACCGCTCAAATGCAGCGAGGCCATCTCTGCCTGTGGGCAGTCGTTGACATCGATCCGGAATTGCCACAGAAGATGCGGCACATTGAAATAATCGGCACCGGAAATCTTTTTACGGAAGCGCCACGGCGGTACATAGCTACCGTCCAAGACGGCTCGCTCGTCTGGCATGTGTTCGAGCGGCAGTGATGTGATGCGATGATAAAGATCGTAACAACCATTCGTCAGCGCCGAATGTCCAACGGCAAGCGGGCGGTCATTGTCGACATCCGGCCAAACGGTTATGACCAGGCGAGTGAGGCGCTTAAAGCCGAGGCATGGCCGTTCCTGAAGGTCCAACAGGAACTGGCTCGCCTGAAATCGTCGAGAGTTCAAAACTCTTTCTTTGGCGAGGCGCCAACCAACGAATTCGGAGCACAGGTCATCAAGAATTTAACCAACGACTTTCTAAAACCCAGAAGGAACAAACCATGACACAAGTAACCCAACAGCTTCAACGCCGCGCCGAAACCGCAGTCAGCCTTCGATCTCTCGTCGAGAGTCCGGCCTACAAGAGCCGCTTCAATGAAGTGCTACGCGATCGCGCGCCGCAATTCGTCGCCTCACTCGTTCAACTGGTAAACGCATCACCGCAGCTTCAGCGATGCGAGCCCAACACCATCATCGCCGCCGCCATCACAGCCGCTGCGCTGGATCTGCCGATTGAAAAGAACCTGGGCTTTGCCTACATCGTGCCCTACGGCGATCAGGCGCAGTTCCAGATTGGTTACCGTGGGCTGGTTCAACTGGCGATTCGCACATCGCAATACAAATTCCTGAACGTGACGCCCGTTTACGAAGGTGAGCTCGATCTTCATAATCCGCTCACGAGCGAAATCGTGCTGGATACCAAAAAGCGGAAGTCGGACAAGATCGTGGGCTACGCCGCGTATTTCCGACTGGTCAATGGATTCGAGCACGCAGAGTACTGGGACGTCCAAACGGTCGAAGACCATGCCCGACGCTACAGCCAGGCGTATAAGTCGGGCCGCGAAACCCCGTGGAAAACCGACTTCCCGAAAATGGCGATGAAGACCGTGCTGAAGTCCATGCTCTCGCATTGGGGGATTATGTCAGTCGAGATGCAGGGGGCGATTATCAACGATGAGAGCGTGCGGGTTGACGGCCAGGACCCGATCTACCCCGACTCGTCTGATCCGAAGGTGCCGATGTTCGACGAGCCGGCGGTACTTCCTGCTCCGGTCGACCCGCCATCACCGAAGCCCGCAGCCAAACCCAAAGCGGCAAAAGCTGCCGCACAACCTTCCACTCCGGCACCGACTCCGCCGGAGCCGTCCCCAGCAGCCGCCACGGCACCCTCAGACGAGCCGGAGCCGCAGGCGGCTGCTTCTCTGCCGCTAGAGCCTGAAACAGCCCAGCCTCAGCCAGCAGCGCCCACGTCAGGCTCCTCCGCGCTCGTCCAGCAGTTGGCCGAAGCCATCTTGGCCGCCGAGGTCACCGAAGCCCAGGTTCTGTCATTCTGCGCGAAGAAAAAGCTGTTTCGACCAGATGGACAACCGGCCGCAGCCATCTCCGAATTGAAAGGCAGCACGATCGAACTACTGACCAAAAACCTGAATAACCCGCTGAGTCCGTCGCTGAAGGGCATACGGGAAGAGGCAATCTAACGCAGAAGTCAGCGAAGTGGCGGTCGCTGACTCAAGTAAAACCCGTGGCATCCGCCCGCCACTTTCGCTGGACTGATTGGTTATGCCTGAACGAACTCAAAAACAAATCGAAGCCGAAATCGTGGCGCTCGAAGGCTGCAAAGCCTACGTGCCGCATTACACGAAATTCGGAGATGACAACCACCACGGAATAGACCTCCAAATCGAATACCTCCGTGGCGATATAGACACCACCGCTGGCGAGTGGGACGACTACACCGACGACGAACAAAGCACCATCCTCGAAGCTCAATACTGGAAAGAGGGCGAGGAAAAAGAATCGCCATCCGTTGGCTGGGACGACTACAAGCCCGGTGCTAAGAAACGCGCAAAGGCATAACGATTGAGATCACCGACCATGCCGCGAATCAAAACCATGCTCGACCGGATGAACGCTGAAAATCCAGACAAGGTGCTCGATGAACTGGAGGCTAAGCATGGTTCGCGTGCATCGACTTGTTCGGGGGCCTTACAACAGGCAGCTATCATAGCGGCGTGGCACGCACTCAATTCCGTCCTGGCAGTGCGTGACGGGATCAGTGACGGGCTGATTAAGAACATCATCGCCCTTCTCGAAGCTGCAAAAGAAGGGCGCGCGTATGAGGCTTCCGAGGTTGAACTGCGCCTTGCGTTAGAGGAATCGGTCAAGCTCCAGAGCTTTTACGCGAAACACCTCAATATTTGGGACGGCGGAAAACGCATCGGATTTAAGGATGCGGCGGCGTGGGTAGGCCGACTCCGTGAAACGAAAACTCTGCCCTCGAACGACAAGCTGAGGCACGGCGCGGACAACCCAGACGTATGAATACTCCAAAGACTATCGAGCAGAGCAAACCCGCCGTTGCCTCCAGCGACTGGTTAGGCGTCTTTCGTATCGGCCAAAGAGTCTGGACGACTGTAACCGTGGCCGGGAAAACGCAGCGCATGGCGATGGGAGTGATAACTGGAATGCATAGCGGATACTGCGACGTGGACGTGATGGGTCTGCATGGCGGTGCGCCGTGGATACAACAGCACACCAACGCCAGCCTCGAACCTGTAATCTGCCGCGCCTGCGAATGCAAAGTGGACGCTGACGGATGCGGCTGCAACCCACATGACGCCTAACGCTCCGCATGAGCTACCGGAGCGCGAATAATCTATGACTTTGAACACGCCAACGACTGACGAACTGGAGAGGCCCGCTCCGGTTAGCTCCATGCGGTTGTTGTGCCGTCCGGCCCGAATCGTATGACCACAAAAAAAGTCACTCGACACTACTGCGACCACTGCCGCAAGGGGAGCTTCACGAAGCCTAGCATGGTCAAACATGAGTCACGATGCTGCCGCAACCCAAACCGTGCGTGCGGCGTGTGCGAGAAAGACAACACCAATGTCGAAGCCAATGCCAAGCTGCTAATGGCCGAAGGACTGGACACCCTAAAATCGAAAACCGACTGCCCGGCCTGCATACTCGCCGCTCACATGATGGCAAACAAACTTTCAGGATTCACAACGCCGGGCCGGTGGGCGGATGAGGACACGGAGTTCTACTACTACGACTACAAAGAGGCGATGAAGCAATGGTTCAGTGAGAAAAACAATCTGGCGGTGAACCTCGGACACGACTACTGAAAATATGAAGCAAAAACTCGATGAAGTCCGCACGCTGGCCATCAAACTGTTTGAGGCAGGCGAAAGGGAAAAGCGCAAACACGCAAAATGTATCTGGGGGCAGTCAAAGGAATGGCGCGACCTGCCATCTGAATCCGTGGCTGTGTGGGATGCCGTGGCCATCTGCGCCTACGACCAACTAGCGGCGTCCTCCCGGCGGCACAACGCCGGAACTCAGCGACCCGGCTCACCGGACGTGTCGCTTGCAACTGAATCGCGAAAGCCGGGTTCGCTGAAGTGACTGGTTAGGCCATGAAATTCTACGAGAAAATGATGATGACACCTCCGACCTCGGAGACTGTCCCGAAGCTCGGAATGCAGATAGCCGAAGTGCCGTGCTACCACTGCGGTCGAATAACCAGAGTGCCGGTCAAACCTGAATGGGTGGACTGGGAGCGAGTGGCCGAGAAATACCGTCAAGGCTACGAGAAGATGATGCAACGCTTCGGGCAAATCGTGACAGACGTTAACGTGATGCACGCCGGGCCAAATCCAGTGCTCGAATACATCGAAAACGAATGGAAGGTCTTGCTGGATGACCTCCGAAAAGACCTAGAGGCGTAATGGCCTAACAGTGTATTATGCAACACAAAACCGGAGTCAAGGAGCGCAAATGAAATGGACAAAAGCACATAGCCGCAATGCCGTTGCAGCCAAAGCGCATAAGCGAATGGCTGAGCCTGTGTTCGATGAGGCGCCGGCGCGTAAGTTCAGGTTGCCGCGGGCACGCGCCCGATTCCGCATCACGATCCGTGACGAACAGATCGGTGATAGCCTCACACTGTCTTTGACTCCGATGCCGTGGCGTGGGAGGTTCCTGTCATCTGACCGGCAGGAACTCAGCACCTACAAAATCTGTAGGGCAATGCGCGAAATCCTCAACCACGAATGAACTGGAAAACCTTCGCCCTCATCTACGCCTGCATCCTGCTCATCGGCGTCGCCATGTTGTGCAAACGCAAGAAAACATCGTAGAGCACGAGGAGGGCGTGTTCCTTAACGTCCCCATGTCGGAATACCGCGCGGCATCAGGCGTCTCCCAAGGCAATCTGAAGGAGATTGCGATCTCCCCCGCGCATTATCGTGCAGCTGTTACCACGCCAGAAGAGGAGCCGACGCAGGCGCAGAAGATTGGCCAGGTCATCCACTCGGTATTACTCGATCACACGTTTAGCCAGTTTGTTATCCGCCCCGACACCTATCCCGCGACCGTCAAAGGCAAGAAAGGAATGCCGGACATCACTGTCAATAAAAAGTGGAGCGGCACCGCAAATTATTGCAAGGAATGGATGGAGCAACAGGAGGTGACGGTTATTACAACCACGGATTGGACTGACATTCGCGGCATGATCGCCTCCATCCAAAGCCATCCAAAAGCCTCACGCATCCTCAATGGCGAAGGCAATAACGAGGTTTCGATCTGGAAACGCCATGAGCCGACTGGACTGCTACTCAAAGGACGTGCCGACCGTGTGACGACCGACAACAATGACTTCATTTGTATTCCGGATCTAAAAAGCTGTCAGCGCGGGGGTGCGGCTCAAGATGAATTCAGTCGGTCTATCTACAACTACGGTTACGAAAGGCAAGCGGCGTACTACCTGGATTTGTTCGGCGCCACGTTCTTTATCTTCATTGCGGTTGAGAAGGAGGCGCCTTATGCAGTTGCGTGCTACAACCTGTCTCCGGACAGCATTGCCCTGGGGCGACGTCAGAACGAGCGGGATCTGGCCATTGTGAATCGGTGTACTGAAACCGGGGTCTGGCCGGCGTACCCTGAGGGACTTTACACAATCGGAGTTCCTGATTGGGTTTTGAAAAGGGAGTAACCCCATGCCCACGTCACCAAACCCCAAACGCGGAGTGAAGGAGAGAGTATGAGTGATAAGAAGCTGGTTGATTTTGACATCGTTGTCCCGGCGATGAAACAGGGCGGAGGTGATGGCTACACAAAGACGATTAAGGTGTTGGCTTACACTAATGCCAGCGGTGAAGAAATACTCACGCCTGAGGCAATAGATAAAATTGAACAGTATCAGGTTCACCTTCAACTGAAACAGCTTATTGCTGCGGTGCGCGAACTGAACTGGCTACCACCATTACCCGACGCCTTGGATATTGACCGAACAGAGGCAGCAGCGAACGTGGCTGCTCCTTTGGAGGCGTCGGGATCATTTATCAAGAAGCTCGACAAAGCCATAGCGTTTCACCAAAACAACCAAAACGACCCGCATGGAGTTGGAAGCGCCGTGATCGCTGCACTAATAGAAGTCAGGAACGCTGCACTATGACCACCCCCAAAGGCTGGCGCAGGCTCAGGAAAGGCGAAGTATGATCGCTGTGACGAGCCACGATAAGAAGTGGGTTGAATGCGAGTCCTGCGCATGGGTAGGGCAACTCACCAAATTCATTCCGCTGAAGCTCTCATGCTGCGGTCAATGCGGATCAACCAAAATCAGACTCTACATCCGCCGCAAGAAGCGAAAGGAAAAGAAGTGAGCATATCAAATTTCCAATACCTTCAGATGCTCGCGCGCTCACCGAAGCTGCGTCAGCCGAAGCCAGAGAATCCAGTCAAACGCGAAGGCGATCTCCACGATCAGATTATCAATTGGTGCGACAGCCAGTGGCCGCGAGTGAAATACATTCACGCCAGGATGGATAGGAGATCCACGATTGCAGTTGGCGCCGCAGATTTTATTTTGTTCCTGTCAATGGGCAGAGTTCTCTGTGCAGAATGTAAAACCAAAACCGGAAAGCTCAGCGCAGAGCAGTCTGCTTGGGCTAAAGAAATGGAGATGCTTGGCCATGCCGTTCACGTCGTCCGCTCCTTCGAAGAATTCCTGACCGCAGTTAAACCAAAATGAAAAACATGTATGAAACTCACGACAACCATCACGCTCGCCCTTATCGCGAGCCTCCTACAATCGCCAGCCCAGACAAATGCGCCAGCCCTTGAAGAACCTCCGCCCAAACAAGAGGGCCTGGCCATCGTTCCGGTTATAGTGTTCAGCATCTGCGCGGTAGTTGCTGGCGTCATTATCAAGGGCATTGCAAAAGTAGCCCACGACGCGTTTCCTCCAGAGACCCCGCCTCCTCCGCCTCCGACGTTCTATCCGATTTGGATACCGATTCCCATTCCGGCGCCAGCAGCCCCGCCGTACGTGCTTATGCCAATGAGTGTGACTACAAACTCAACGCACTTCTGGGATGTGTCCACCAACGGGTTGGTTGACCCCTTTGGAAACCCGGTCAAGACCTATCAGGTGACTATCGTGATGACGTCGACGAACATGGTGGACTGGTCGGAGGCGCTGAAGCTTGAGCACTGGAACAGCGACTTCTGGAGCACCAGTGTAACCTCGAAGAATGGCGAGCCCGCCCAGACCAATCTTCTGGACACCTCCACACTGTCTACCAGCGATCACTTCACGCCGGCACAGTTGATGGACATGCGCGAGCGGCAGAGATTCTTCAAACTGAAATAACTTTTCCGGCCCGATCCCATAGCGATTAACCAGACTTCGCAAAACGACTAAAAGCCCTTGGCAGGGCACGAACCTGGCGCAAGATCGGGCCGGCTACTTTCCCAACGCGACACCAATCCCATCGTGAACGCCTTTCCCGAAGGCAACGATGTACACGCCATTGGTTTCGATGTTGAACTTCCCGCCAGTCGCCAGATCTAACAGGAACGTCGCCTGCTCGATGCCGATGATTGCCTTCGGCGAGTGAAGTTCTTTGATCGGCAACTTTGCCAGTGCATCGCGTAGACCCTGGCCAGTCAGGTTCGTTTTCGTAATCAAATCGTCCAATGCTGACCACGCGAGCTCGAAGCCGGGTCGGTGAGCGGGATTGAGCTTCATATCGGTGTCGGCACCGATGGACGAGGCGGCGTAGCTGAGTTTGTAGATCCGCTCCTCAGTCGTACCCTGAAACAGGGCGCAGCCGATGAGGAGTGCGATAACCAGTGATGGAAGTATTGTCTTCATGTCGTCAGTGTATCAGGTTGGTCAAGCACCTGGGGCCTTATCCGCGGCCTCCTGCGTGGCCTGCTTGCGCCCCTCCGCCACACCCTGATCTCGCTCGATCTCCAGCCATTGATCCAGCCGCGAGTTGATGGTCTTATGAACGACCTCCACCTTTCTCAGCACCAGAATCAATCCAGTGATGGCGATTATTGTCGGCGGGATGACTACGATCAGCGCGGTTAACACGGCGTCGCTCATGGCTTTCTCATCCGTTTATCGTTCATAACCATCTCCGTCAGGGCAAACACGCAGATAGCACATATCACCAGCCTGAATCCGCCCAGTTCCAACAGCGTGAGTTCCATCATTGAACCATCCACTGGTTGTTCGTCGGGTTGAAGGTCGTGTACGAAAGCGTAACCGCCTTCGACGCGTGCCGGCCACGGTAAAACATGCGCGGCTGGTTCATCAGCACCGTCACCGGCGCTGGAAGTAGGGCCAACCAGTTTGTTCCGCGAGGCTCGAATGAGAATTCGATCATGGTGTTGCTCTCGCTTGAGCTAATCCTCAGTTGATTCGGATAGTACAGCGGCCAGAACGCGCTTTTGGAGTAAGGGCTTTCCCGGCCAAGGTCGTCCACGACCGTCGTTCGGAACCAATCCCGCATGTTCCGCCAGTGACGATGAACAACGGTGAATTCAGAGCCGGGGTGCGCGTCATAAATCCAGAAGAACTCAAGATCGTTTGTCCCGTGATAGACCTTGAACATCACCGCTCGTGGGTCGTAACTGGTCACTCCAAGGGTATTCGTCACCAGCCACGATGCCGGTGGAACGAACACAGCGGCCACAACATTGCGTGCGCGGCTGAATGCCTGGGCAGCTCCGATTGTTTCGAGCGGCATCCGCTCCTCTCTGGACTGGGCCCGGCGGGCGGATGACGGTGGTCGGGGTTGGTCGGGTTCTCGCTTGAAAACGGAGCAGCCGCAGAGCAACACCAGAAAAATCAGGAACATCATGGAGAATAGATCACAGACCAGGCCAAGTCGGCGTCGCCGGATATTCCACATCCGAAGTTCACCGTGAAAGAATTCTGGGTTATATCCGAATAACTGAGAGGCGCACTTGCGACTGGGCTTGCTGCCAGGAACGACACGGACGGGGTGTAGTTCGTTGACGGCATTGTGTGACCAATCTGGATCACCAGACTCGTTGCCGAATTCGTAACGTTTGTTCGCCCGGAATACATCACCGTTCCCGAGTGCAAAATGCCGTCCTCGTCCACGGTAATCAGGCTCGGAACATCCGTCCATGGAGCCTCGATTTTGGGGAGTTGGTCGGTGACAATCTCAGCGCGGCCCCCGGTTCCAATAGTGAAGAAGCAGTCATTGGGTTCGGCCATTCCAAAAGCAACCATTCCATTGTCCAGCATCTGTAAGTGTCCCTTCCCGTTAAGCCCGTGATACCAGATGTTCATGGTTCCGGAGTCGTGCAGATGAAATTCAAACATTCTCCCGCCATTGGTAACGACCCAATGGGTTGGTAGGTAGGTAATCTGAGACAGCGCGGGGAAGTTTATCAGGACGAACAGGAATCCAAGGATCGCTCTCATAGTTTTAGTTGGTTGTTACCGAATTTCCTGCAACAATCAGAATACCCTTGTCGATGATTCCCTGGCCACTGGGTGCCGCGCTTGTCCCGCCACCGATGTTAATGCTCAGGCTGGTCACTCCGGAGGCGACGAGCCGGGCGAGAATGTGATTTACAGAGGCCCCATCCAGAGCCGCTCCGGCGATATTCACGCTCTGGCCATTGTCTGGGAAAATGATATTGGGAAACGACACAGACGACAGGTTGGGGCAGTTGCCGGCATCGAAATCCCCCGGAGAGCCCGGAGAAATCAGAGCGGGAAGGGAAATGGACGTGAGTGCGGCGTTGCTGAACAGGAACAGCTCGGTTCCAACACTGGTCAGGGCCGGCATTGAAATCGTTGTCAGGGCCGTGTCGTTGATGCTCAGGTTAACTGCTATCGTTACCAGCAGCGGAACACTGAGCGTTGTAAGCAATAGATTGTTGGTTATCATAAACCCGCCGCCTCCGTTTACAGCGGTCAGGGCCGGCAGGCTGATGGTTGTCAGAGCGGTGTTGATGAAATCTATCTCGCCCGCGACCGTGGCCAAGGATGTCAGCGTTGCGCTCGTCAAACTTGTATTGTTCAGAAACACAAGACTACCACCAACCGAGGAGAGAACCGGAGAGTTGAACGACACCATTGCGGTGTCGTTGCTGAATACAAAGTCACTGGCAACGCTGGTCAGTGCAGGGGTGCTCCATGCCAGAAGTGCTGGACACGCTGATGCGTCAATGAATCCGCCGACAGTTTGAAGATTCGTGGCAGTAATGGTGGTCAGATTCGGGCTGGGGTTAAAGTCCAGCACTCCGCCTATAGAGGATACTGAGGCGATATTGACAGCCGTATTGATGTTGTTCTTACAAAAAAAGCTGGTGACAACCGCTGAGAGGACTGGAAAGTTTATCGTGCCTGCGAGGGTGGCGTTTCCGGTGATGGATATTGTGCCACCACACTTCAACATCCTCGGAAGGTTCACAACAGTCAGGTTCGGACAGTTGGCGATCTGGAACGTCGTATATCCTATGACTACATTCGGAAACGATGCGGACAGCAGCACGGCGTCGGCAATCTTGATATAATTGTTCAGCGCACAAGCCGGTGTGGTAAAAGCCGAACACGGCCCTGAGCACGCCCTCACTTCGTAGCAATACTCGTCGTCATCAGCCATCACTGCCGGGTCGGTTATGGTTGTAGCACCACCGGCTACAGTTGAGAACAGGGTAAAGGCCGCTCCATTAATACTGCGCCAGACCTCGTTGGTTGTCGGCGCCGACCCCTGTGTCCATACGAGGATCGTATTTCCGTTCGTGCTCGAAAGATCAATCGTCAGGCTCAACGGCGCATCAGGCGCTATTGGAGTATCAGAAAAAAAAACACAGACAAGCGAGATCAGCACCGGCAACAGTAACCCCGCCGGTATACCGCACAGCAGGCACGAGGCGGCGCTCATCAGCGATTGAGGATCACTCGATGCCCCGGCGATCACGGAGAAGATATAGATGAGGATGGCCAATTCCATTCCAGGTGTGATCCCACACGCAATGCAATCAGCGTTGGCCGCCAGCGTCTGACTCGTGCAATCGGCGCCCGCTTGTTCACAAAACGATGATAGCACGATCGACCAATACATGCCCGGACTTATTCCACAGTCGAGGCATGAAGCGTCTGTCGCCAGCGCCTGCGCGTCCGCTGGAACGCCGGCTATTACGGTAGAGAGGTAGATGAGGACCGGCAGTCGAGCGCCTATCGGGATACACCGCTGGATGCACCGCGCATTGTTTTCCAGCGTTGTGGGATCGGTTGAGACTCCGGCTTGAACGGTCGCCAAGTAGATCAGGGCTGGAATTTGTCGACCGCGCGGGATGCAATGGTCAACGCACGTCGCCAGATTGATGAGTGTTTGAGGATCGCACGGCATTACTCCTCCTCAGCGCCCATCATCTTGTCGAGTGCGGCATCCGCGCGCTCCATGCCTGACTCCTTATTTTCCCCGTGAGGCAGGTATTTGAATTCCACTTCGTCCTCGTACTCGTGGACGACCTCAAATTCGCATCGGGTTCCTGGGGTAGTTTCCTTGCCACCCAACGCGGATTTTGGAACCAGAAAGGTTTCGCCCGAGTCCTCGGATTTCTCATCCGAAGGCCCGGGGTTCTCTGATCCAGGATTCTCCGTCCCGGGATCGGGTTGGTCGTACATGTCAGCCATATTATTTGGTGAAACCCCTCGTAGGATTTCAACCCTACGAGGGTGACACGAAACGCTTATTGAAGCCAGGGGATCGAAACTGTGGAGCACCCACCGACGAGCCGGATCTGAGTCGCATTCAGCACGCTCCAGGTTCCGAGTTCGTTGGCCGTGGCATTCAATTGCGCCACCAGAGTCGTGAGGTTGGCTGCACCACTGATCTCCGCGTGCGGGATCTCGTTGCCCATGCACTGGATGGAACTGGCCTCGACATCGTAGGTGGAGGTTGCGGGATTGAGCACAGGCGTGAACGACAGCGTATACGACGCCGCAGTGTTGGTGCAGTTCGTGGGATCGCTGCTGTAGACCTGAGCGGGGTATCCGGGGTCAGCCGCGCAGGGACTGATCTCGATGATGCACTGGGGCTCACCCTTGTGGAAGATGAGTTCCAGGAACTCGGTGTACATCGGCCTCACCGCCAACTGAAAGTCGGCAATGAACTGGCCTTTGTTGCGCCGCTTGTTCTCGATCGCCCGTCCATTGATGTCCTCCCCAAGGTTGTCCATCACGAACTGCCAGTTGCCCATGAAATTCCGTTTACCAAACGGCATCTCCGGACTGATCTGGGTCGTCTGCGCCACCAGCGACTGCATGGCTTTACGGTGCCAGATGTAGCTGAACCGGAATTGCGCGCGGTCGAACGATGGATTATCCACGTCCTTCAAGCCCGCTGCCCCACCCGCGCCACTCGACGGCACATTCACGTACGGGAGCACGATCTGGTAGCGGTAGAGGCCACCAACCACACCGACAAAGTTGAAGCGCAGGTTGAACGGATCGACACGCGTGACGTAGTTGCCGATCGTTCCACTGAAGCCGTACTTCCAGTAGCGAGATGTGTCATCCCACTGCGTAAACCTCCAGTTGCCGGCAATCGAAGGCGTTCCGCCAATGCCCTGCTGCCCGCCCAGGTGATCGAGTTCCCACACGGTATCCATGTCGGACACCAACTCGATATTCGGCGGCATGTCTTTGAACGGCTGCTTGCCCAAGTAGCCCAACCGGATCAACGGCTGAAACCGCTGCTGCAACATCTGCGGCGTCAGCTTGAACACGTTCGCCGGGTTGGCATTGGTGTCGATGTAGATTTCGGCGTCGCCACTCTGCACCCACACGAAAGTGAATTCCGCAGCGGCCGTTCCAAAGTTTCGGTTGGCAATCCATTTCTTGCCCGCCAACTCCGCGGCTTTCTTCCGCATGTGGTTGGAGTAGATGGCAGACGTCGCCGGCTTCAGGATGTCGCTGATGATGTAGCGGAAGTTCTCCTTGGCCTTGGTGATGTGGATCAACTGGTCGAAGCACAGCAGCGGCGTCGCCCAACTGATTTCTTCCAGCGAATACACCAGCCGAGTCGCGCCCCAGGTAATCTGGTGCTCGGTCTTGTCGCATGGCGTGCCCAGACAATTGCCGGCCACGGTTGGCACCCAACGCTTGGTGACGTTCGGCCAGACGTGGTTGAAGCGGTCGAGAGTGTGCTGGACGCCCGACGCGGCAGGGAATTCACCGGTGTCGACGTGATTTATCCAACCATCAGTTGGTCTTACGTCCTCAAGTATGAGGTCATCGTAAAAAGGAAGCTGATCGACAAGGAGTTGCGTGAATTGGCACCCCGTAATTGTGCTGGTAGGACATGCCGGCATAAAATCGTTTTCGTTTTGCGGGAACAACGGTAGTTCCCACGGATTCCGACTTTATGTAGGGCGACCTACAATCGCCTTTCAGCGACTCGCCGCGATCAGAACAGAAGATGTTCAGCTATCGGCGCTTTTACAACCTATGCGGATTGTTGCGCCTCGGGCCGTGCAGCGCCGAGATTTTTTGTCGCACTGATTGAAGCCTTACGCGAATCAATCCAAACTGTCAAATACATTCTTTAAGGCGTCCCCCCTTCTCTGATCGAAAAACTTACGAAGAACTGCCCACTTTAGCGGAGTTTGTCTTGGTGCTAAAGCCCAACATTCGGAACACCACACCCATGACGGAGATCCGCCCTTGGGGTGCAGGTGAGGTTCAAGTGGAACGCCAACCCGATGGCAGGCAATGCACCTATTTCCCATCTTACCCTTTGCCTTTATCCTCGCAACTCTTTCGGATTCTATTTTTCGGGAGTATGCACATTACAAAGGTGGTTGTCAATAACCCGGCAGCCCATGGTCGGCTCACTTTTGGAGTTGCTTGGTTTCGGAAACGGCGGCCAGCACCATGCTTGTTATCGAAGGCGGAAGTGCGCGTTTCTTTTCTTGGCTCTCAAGATAAATCGGCAATTTGATTTTCAAATACACATTGCGCATCCATTGGCGATACTCCGGCAGAGCGGCTTCTGGATACGCCCACGGGTGCTGAGGGTTGGATCTGGCCTGAGGAAAATACTCGGGGTAATTGTGTTCGTATCGAATGCGCGCTCCATGCACCTCATCAAATCCGTTATCTTCCCAATGCTTCCCCCAGTGAATTCTAACGCTACCGTCAGGGACGGTATGTTCGTCAACGGGCACCCCGCCTTGAATGAGCGATACTATGATGTCCGCCATTTCTTTGAAGATGCTGAAATAACCAACAGGGACCTTATGATAATTAAGCGACACTCTGTCGTGAAATTTTTTCCAACACTCGGGGATTTTGTTCGTTGGATCGTAGCCAACCTGAACATAAATAAACGCCGTCAAAGACGACTTGGTTAGCAACCTGAAATTCTTTAATGCAGTTTCGCGCGGAGGTTTTACCTCAAAGGCATAATATTCTAGGATCGCAGTGCAAACGACTGCCGGATATGCAAAATGGGTTGAACCGTCTACCTCAAGCCGCATGAATAGCGGGCCATCATATTCGGCGTCGTGGAGAATATTGGATATGGCCCTGCCGCGCGGTTTTGATTGTTCGGACTCCCAGTCATTTGTTAGGTCTTGGATTACAGAATGGACGACTCCGCACATTGCTGCCAATCCACGGCCCGTCAGATAAGCCGTGCCGTCGCTCATCACTCCCATTTGAACGCCATCAATCTCAACCTGACGAGCGATGGTCAGATTAAGCATTGTCTGTGCTTTTGGGGCGGCGGGTAAATCCTTTGGTTTCATTTGTAATATCCTATCCTTCAACGTAGTTACCCGGCGGGTAGCCACGCGCCAGTCACTTCGTCCGCTTAGTGCGCTTCGGCGTGAGTGGTTCCGGCTTCACCCTGATGGCCCGGCGCATCGCTGCGTCAAAGTCCATCGCCAGCACCAAGCCTCGTTCCTGGGGCCGCTTGGTTTTACCTTTGGGGGCCATTGCCATAATTATTCAGCGTCCAAGGAATAATTCACAACCGAAAGCAATATCACGTGTGATGCATTGAACGTGTAGAATATTCCGAGTTCTCGGCCTTTCGGAACGTCGCGCGAGAATACACACCAGACGGATGTGCCCGGCACATTGCGGCCACATTTGGGATTCCTCGCCAATACCCAGATAGCCCCCTCTATCAATTCATCTGCCCGCCGAGCGCTGGGTTCAATTTTTTTCAGCTCGGCTTCAAATTTATGCTCGCAAACTACAGTCCTTAAGGGCGCTTGCATCTGCTTTTAGGGCAGCAGCAGCAATGGATTCCAATGTCGCCCCGTGCTTTAACTCTTCTTGTCTCAACTGTCGCGTGGACACAAGAGCTACCGGATACGGAATGGTTTCTTCATTGCTGGCCAATTGCCATCCGATGAAGTCGTGAGACTCTTCGCTAATCTCCGATGCTGTTTTGCCTCGGTGAGCCTCAACAACCTTGTCCATCATATCGATCTCATGTGCCGAAAACAAATCTAAATTCGGTTTCCGAAGTCCGACGGTGCGATTCTGGGTGAACCCAAAATATTCCGCTCGATCAATTCTTATGTCGCCGCTCCTTATCATCTGCTTGCTCACGGGGAGCCATCTTCGCGGCGCTGGTCCATTGCCAAGTCTAAAATAACTTTGGCCGGTGATGGCTTGTCCGAAATTGAGATATGCTAAAAAGTCGCAATAAAACAAAAGCTTGTTTTGCTTTGTCGCGCCAAATGTTTCATCCCCGCGACACTTCTCGGCGAGATAGAGCACAGCCTCACGCAGTTTTGCATCCTGCACTTCACTCTTTAGCGGCTGATGTATCTTTCGTAGCGCCATAACTCGTTCCACGGCACGCTACCACAGCAACATTGTTGCCGCAACAAGGAGTTATTGGGGTTTTCCACCACTTTTCCGGCCCCTTTTAATCAGTCAATCATAGAAGTTTGCCTTGATTCAGGCAGACTGCTTATACGTGAGCACCTTTCCCTCGATCTTGCCCAACCCGGCAATCATTCGCTCGCCGTCCGTGACGTGGCGATTATTCCAGCGGAACGTGAACTCATTGCAGTAGCGGAACAGGTGCTCTTTGCTGACGTGATGGAACGAACCCGCCAGCCCGCGCTTCAATAACGAGAAGAAACTTTCCGCCGTGTTCACATGGCTAACGGTTCCATCCGCGTTGTGCTTCGCGTATTGCTTCTTGCGATGGACAACGGAACCGTGACTCTTGAACGCCCGGCGAATCGGACGATACAGGTGTGACTCGTCAGTGTTGAATGTGGCCTGACGGGATACATTGTCGAAAACGAAGTCCCGGAGATTCTTCGGGGTGACAGTCGCCAGCACCTTAGTGCGAACCTGGCCCCCGCGTTCCACGAGCGCGAGAATGGGCGACTTTGAGCTACCCTTGCGATATCCCTTTTCCTTCAAGTTGCCCTTTGAGTCGCGGTTCGGGTTGGGGCCGTAATAGGTTTCGTCTGCCTCTACCGTGCCCGTCAGTGGCTTGTTGAACTGTGGGTCACTCATGGCGTGCCGAATCTTGTGCATCATCATCCAAGCCGTGCGGTAGCTGCCGAAGCCTAACGCCCGTTGAATCTGCTTTGCGCTCACGCCCTTCTTGGCGTTGCAAATGAGATACCACGCGACGAGCCACTTCCAGAGCGGGATTTTGCTGTCGGTGAAAATGGTTCCAACCATCACAGAGAATTGCTTGTCGCACGCTCCACACTCATAGAGACCGTGGCGAATGCTCTTGGCCGTGTTGCCTTCGATCTTCCAGACCTTTGATTGCTCCGCATTCTTGCAGTGGGGGCAAACCGGGCCATTGGGCCAGCGGATAGCCTCAAGGTATTCACGGCCCTTGCGGTCGGGGTCGGTCAATTCCTCGCTGCTGTCCGGGGCGAAGCGGGACATGATCTGAGTAAGGCTTAACTCCTTTGGGGTTGGCAACAAGTCGCTTTTCATGGGCACAGACTACCATGGGGCTAACCTTTGTCAAGTGCATACTCCCGCTATTTTTGATCTTACGTGACCACGCAGCCTTTTGAGCACGCTATCAGTAAAAATGATTCCGTGTTTTTGAGCGATGTGGATTTTGTGATGGCATTTACGGCAAAGGGTGATGCAGTGTCTTGCCTGAGTTTCCCAAACGTTCTTTGGGTATTCCTTGTGATGAACGTCGTTTGATAAATTGAACGCATCACATAGAAAGCATTTCGCACCATCGCGAGCCAGAACCTCCGCCCGCACGGTCTGCCACTGCTCAGACTTCAGGTATCCGAACCTATAAGCGTGTTTACCTGCTATGCTCACACCAACGTCAACATCGGCTTCCGACAGCACTCGCAAGCGCATCTCGACGACCACGCGTGATGAAACGCCCGACATCTGCGGCACCAAAGCAACTGGCGCCCTTGCCGGCGAAGTACATCAATCCAGCCGATGGGTTGTGAAACAGGTTCCATTACCGGCTTGGTGGGAGGTGAATCACCGGCTCATCTGTTGGCGCAGGCGGTGGCGGAGGCTGTTCGCTTTTCATCAGCTTCAGCATGTTATCCGCCTGGGAGTGGAGAACGGTGAATATGAACGGCCCTTGAACGCCGGCCTTTAACGCCGATCGAATGGCACCCACGATGTGGCTTTGGAATTCTTCGGGGCTCATCGTCCGCCCGCCAATCTATCCACAGCCGCATCAAACCCAGCCAGCCCCTTTGGAGCGGCCTCTCCGCCTTCCTTGCGCCCGCCCTTCCCATCAAGGTTCGGCTCCGATTTCTCGTACTCCTCCAATTTGGCCTCCAATTCGGCAACGCGCGCCTTTGTTTGTTTCAGCCGGTGATTGAGCAACCCGGCGGCTGCCGCACGATTGCGGATCGCCGAATACAGATTAGCCTTGGCTTGGGCAGTCATCTTCGACGTGACCTCCTCCAAAAATGCGTCGTCGGCCATCTTCATCCCCTTTTCCAGAATGGCCTTTCCTTCATCGTCGCCATCATCGGCGTTGAACCAATCTTTTAGGACGGGATTTTCCAGCGCGGATTTGACCGCCGATTGGTACATGCCATTGAACTCCTTTTGCTGAGCCTTTGTAGTCTCGGTCTTCTGGTTCTCCCTCTCAAGTCCTTTGGCCCGGAAATCATCAACAGCTTTGACGCGCGCGGTATTCAACTCATTGACCTTCTCCCTCAGGTTGAGCACCAGCGGCGCCTTCTCTCCAAAAGTCTTGTTCGCGAATTCCCAAGCCGATTCATCGTCGGCGATCCCCATCAGGTTGTCGAAGTCGGCGGCAGTGCCCTGGCGGACGCTCCCGGCTTTGATGACATCGCCGGTGGCTGGGTCTTTCTGATCGGGTTCCCTGATCTTCAATCCCTCGACGCGCTTGCGGCCACTTTGGTAGGCTTCGAGGAATGGGGCTTCATATTTGTCCTTGTACTCCTGGCTGCGCGTGTAGTCGGCAAACTTGAGCTCGTTCTCCAATTCCTCGCGCGTCTTCCCCCAATTCTCGCGCTCCTCCAGCAGCTTTTTCTTCTCCGGGTCCTCCGGCGGGGTCTTGAGCTTGGTTTCCAACTCCTGGATTTTGGAACGCAACGTCCGATTTTCAGCCTCCACCCGGTCTTTGGCCTCGCGGAGTGACGAGGCTTTGTTGGGGTCTTTCGGCTGGGCCTTGTCGTCCTTCAGTTCCTTGGGCTGGGCCTTTGGCGCTGCGGGTTCTACCTTGTCCTTCGGCTCTTTTGGCGCGACTGGCTCCTTGGCCGCGGGCTCTTTCGGTGGCTCATCTTCCTTCGCGGGCTCGACGCCGAACAATTCGTTGATCGCGTTGTCCGCGCTGGTCGTGGCCGGCCCGGCGGGGATTGCGGCTGGGTCGACGGGTGCGGCTGGTGGGGCTATGGCTTCGGCTGGCATAAATTTATTTCAGAATGTCCTCAATCCACGAGGCAACTTCTTTTGGAAAGGCGCTCCCGTTTCCTTCGGAAAACGAGATCATGTCATCCATCACCTGCGCCCAATTCAGTATGCACTCCGGAGAGCGATCGAAAATTCTTTCATCCAGAGCAACACGCAGAGTGGAGCCCATTCTGAATCGGTTCAACTTCAAGACCGTTGCCGCTTTCTGCAACTGGTCTTTTGTATAGGTGAAGGTTGTGTGATCCACAGCTATCGGTGATGGGTTTTCGCCTTCCATAAATCAAGTCTGATGCAAATTATCCGGATCGGTCTTGGCCTTCTTCGGCTCGGTTACCAACGCGATGGATCGCAGCCGACGCAGGTATTCCACAGCGCCCTGACGCATCCACTCGTTGGCCGCTGAAGTGCCCATGTCCGATGCGGGCTTAAAGCTCTCCTGAAATTCCAGCATCGCGCAATCAGCCGCCGCCTGAAATTGATCGCTGTCGGCCAAGTCAGTCCAGTTTTTAGCGAACGGGGATTTTTGAAACCTTTCTCTGTGCGTCATTTCCCAAGTTAATAACTAACACCCGTCAGGTGTCAACCTTCTTTCGGTGCCTCAGCAGCTTTACGCTGTTTTTCAAGGTCGATCTCGGCTAATCCACGAGCCTTCTCCAATTCAAGTGCCGTACGCTGGGCCTCCGCCTGCATCTCCATCTGATGCTTCTGCTGATTCTGTTCGGATGTCATCTCGAATTGAACCTGACGCTGGGCGGTTTTTTCGGCGTGTGAAGCGCGTCCGGCTTCGATCTTCGCCTGACTCGCCGCCTGCTGTGCCTGAATCTTGGCCATCGCCTCGGGGTCCATATCGTTGCCATTCTGCTTCGCCTGAGCCTCCTGCATTCGTTGAGCAAACGCACGAACCTCGTTCATCAGCATTTTCAAATGGTCGGACAGGGATTTCACCAGCTCCTTCGTGGTGTTGTCCGGCGCCTCGCCCCGCGCGTGCGGTTGCTGCGCGTCTTGAGCAAGAATCGCAATGTGATTGGCGATGCCGTTGCCCTTGATTGGCGCACCTTGAACGGTCTGACCCGCCAGGTTCTGCATACCCACCAATTCCTGTGGGGTACACACCCCACCACGTTGGGTGATTTCCTGAACCTTCGCGCCTAACGCGACCAGCATGGCTTCGCTGTATTCGCTGTGATTGACTCCCTCTTTCAAACCCATCTGAGTACCAGCCAGCAACACACCAGCCGAAAGTTGGGCATCATGCACGCTGTCACTCACATGTGGTTCTTCAGGCACGAGATCCTGCGCCAGCGAATAGTCATCCAAATCCACCGCCAGCTTCATCCGTAAAACCTTTCGCTGCGCCTGCGGGTCCAACTTGGTGTAGACGGTCATCGCCCGATCAACCATTGCCGATTGCAGCATTTTGTTTCCGGCGCCCAACACGCGTGTGGGTTGAATATCCCAGCAGGCACTGTTGAGAGCTTCTTCCGGGATACCGCGCTTCAGCATGTTGACCCGGAATCGGCGGACGTCGGCGTCTCGGCTGTTCGGCAGGCAGAAGCGCCGACAGATTTCCATGTACTGAAATTTCTTGTTCGTATACGCCTGGTTGGTCATGCCACTTACCATTGCCGCCGTCTTATTCACCTTGGCCATCGTACGCGTCGCCGTCTCGTTGGCGCTTCCGAAATCAAGGTCTTCCGTATAACTACTGCTGCTGTCGGAGATCGATTGGCGGTTTATTTGCAGGCACATTTCAGCCAGATTCGCCTCCACCTTCCAACGCTCCTCCTGTCTTACGAATTGGATGCCGTCGGGAATTGGTGTCTTATCCGTGAGATCGATCTTCAGCGCGCGTTCGGCATCGGGCATGTTGGTCACGCGATAGTACTGCATCAGGCTTTCAAACGTGGCCTCGGTGAACTTGCATTGCAGCCGGTTTTGAAGATGGCAGACGGCGTAGAGTAGGAATCCCAGTGACCGAACAGAGTGATATTTGAAAGGCGCCTTCGATGAACAATTGGCAATCTGAAAATGGATTAGCTCCGAGAGTTTGTCCGCGACCTTGCGCTTGCCACTGTCGTAGAGGAACGCGCTTTTGGTGGCGCCGTATTTGCCGTCTATTTTTGAGATCGTGGGTGATGCTCCTCCAGTGAGTCCCGGCTGCCCCCAGGCGTCGAGGATTATCTTTTTTCTCCAACCACTCTGTTTGCCACTGTCGTCCCACCAGTAGAATTGGAAGGTGTCGATCGTGGGTATGTTGTCGCCCGCGTAGAGCCCGCCATCTTGCTTGATCCGGTCATCCATCTTCTCCGGACTCCAGATGTCGGCGAATGATCCACTCATTAGACGCTGGGCCTCACTATCCACCCATTTGATCGCGGCTTTTACCGACGGCATGTTCCATCCTGGGTCAACGTTCGGCCCAGAGGTAATCCGTGAAAGTTCGAACGCCGTGTATTTCTGATAACACGCCCAGAACGGGAGGTTGGTCATGGACGTCAGCGTGTCACCGGGGATGAGTACATCCTCGATCCCTCGGTCAACCGCACACCACGAGTATTTGTCGGTCCAAACCGTCGGCCCAATCCCGTGAGATACATTCATCGAGTTGATACCCTTTTGGGTATCAACGTAGTTCGATGAGTTTTTTATCAGCTTATTGATCTCACGTGTGATCTGGTGGCTCCATTCCTGACGCTTCCATTTTGGACCGTAATCGAGTTTGACTGTAAAAAGCGGATCAGGGAGGAGGAGGGCGTTATCCAACTGCCGGCGCGCGTCGTGGACTACGTTTGGTCCGTTCTCGGGGAAGTTGACGTTGACCGACAGATTGTTTTGAGAGACTTCGGCGTCGGTGTAGGTCGGCCAGCCGTCCATTAGCCGGTCAATGCGAGCGCGGTTGCGGCCCCGCCAGTAGTCACTAAGCCGCATTTGGGAAACCAATTGTTCTACCGTCTCAGGTGAGTCGAAACGCACGTACTGAGGTATTACTCTCCTTCTTGTGGTTTGCCAAGCACTTCTTCAACCACGTCAGCCACCTGAGTGTCAGGAGGAAACACCCAACTCGTGTGGCATTCGTTACAGTGATCGACCTGCACCAACACCCAGCCATCGACGTAAAATCGCTCCATGCCGTCACATTCCAGCTCCTCGACCGGCATCTGAAGCTCGTTCGCGCAAGAAGCTGCTGTTCGATGGTGTTCACAGGTTTTGGGATTGGGTGGTTTCAGGCTGGGGATACGGGAGTTGAGGCGGTGAATAAGGTGTTCACAACTTTACCCATGCGGCGCGTAGAGCTTCGGCACTACCTCATACGGCACATAAAGTGGGTGCTCTGGAAATCCGTGCTTGGTTGTACGAAGGCAATGAGTCTTCACCCCGATTCCATTCAGCCACTGCAATACCGTCAGATCGCGATTCCTGTGCCTGCCGTTTACTCCCCAAGCCGCAATGACTATTGACGCTTGGGAGGAGCGCTGCAAGAGATGGTGATGGTTATCGCATCCTTCTGGCTCTGGATGCCGCCGCATGGATGCCGGAGATGTATCTCGAACCGCAAACAGGTTCGTCATGCAGAGCGCGCCGTATCCCCACCGCTTTGAAAATCCGATGCACTTCCGGATTGTGGGATCATCCTTGGTTTCGTCGGCAGTGCTTGGATTGAGTCCGATGAACATCGCATAGCCATCGACTTTTGGAAGGTCGTCGCTGCATCCGGTAATCGAGTCCACATCCCATTCCCGCCACAGCGTGTATCTATAAACGCGGTCAGGCGAAAGAATCGTCTGCCGACAACTTGTTGGCTCCGGATTCACAACCCCACAATCTCCACCCGCGGAACCGGGATAATGAACTTCCCACCCGCCTCAAGATACGGCCGCATTTTGTCCAGAATTTCCTCCCTGTAATTCCAAGCGAAAAGGATAACGTAATCCGGCATCCGTTTCATCAACTCCTCCTCCGCCACGACTGGAATGCTCGTGCCCGGAACCATTCGCCCAATCTTCTGTTCCGTGGTATCGGTCACGAACTCCAACATATTGTCCAACCCACAGGCGTTGATCCACACCGTGCCTTTGGCAGATGCTCCAAATCCAGCCACGCGATTACCCTCGGCCCGCAGCGAGATCACCATAGAACGCAAGTGGTGGATGAGGTCATTCGACTTGTTTTTGAAATCGTGCCACGCCTGTAATCCGGTGGTGGCCTCGGTTTCGAGAGCCACAAACTCATCGAAACTTTTGTCCGGTGGAATCGTGCTGTCATCGTGGCGCAACATCACCACGATTGACCCGCCGTGGATCGGATAGCGTTTAACTTTGTGGATATGCCAGTTGGTGTCTCCCAACAGCCAGTCCAGGGCTTTGATTGTGAGGTAGCTCAGGTGCTCTGAATAAATTTGGTCGAACTCGACGCGGGAGAGTGTGTCCAACACGTATGGGACTTCGATGCAGACTAATGTGTGCTCGTCAGAAACGATGTCCAGCGCAGCGATGAACCCCTTCCAATCGTCGACGTGGCAGAAGCAGTGGCGGGCGATGATGGTTCGGGCATTTGCGGAATCGCGTAAGAAGGCTTTTGCATTTGCGGCCATGGCTTCACTCCACGTCCCGCATATCACATTAACCATACGCCCAAATGCTGAGTCGCAAAGATTGGGTGCTGGGTCTACTCCCACTACCCCATTCACAAAGCCGTTATTTTCAAGAAATTCTAAAAAGTGCCCATCGTTCGAACCAATCTCGATCACCGAACCAACTCCGTTTTCCTCCTTCATGTCGGCACACAGCTGCTTGAAGTGGTCAGCCATTGTCTGGCTGCGGCTGGTCGTGTACGGGTACGAGCCGTAAAGTATTTCCGGTCGCACCACCACGCTTAGTTGGGCCAGCGTGCAGCGTGGGCACAGGAGTATTTTCAGCGGCGCGTAGCCAGCGTGTTCGTCGTCCGGCCGTCGGAAGTCATTCGCAAGAGCAAAAATACCCATATCAAAGACTTCGGTGAGAGCACCCCATTGACACGCTCGGCAGACTTTGTGTTCAGTGTACATAATGCTTTAGTGGGGGAGTCGTCAGGGCCTTCTCCAAAGACCAGCCTCGCTCTAGTCGCTGTTTCACTAGCTTTCCGTCACCGCCTAAGCGCCTACACCAATCCCTCTCGACCATCCTTATGCCGTTCAATTCGTGCCATACATTCTTGCTGGTATTTCTATTTTGCTGTGCTGGTGTGGCCCAGATACAATTTTTTGGAGTGTAGCCTTTCGAGCTATCCTTCCTTTCTAGCGTCAGTCCATGACTCCAGGTGGGACCCATGTCTTTTAAAAAATTAGGAAACGAGTACAGCCATCGGTCGCAGACTTTTATGCCCTTGCCTCCGTATATCTTGTAGTCTCTTGATTTTCGCCTCCAACTAGCATGGCAGCACCTTCCAATCATATTGGACCAGCAGTTATAGAGCGGATGTCTGTTAGGACTCGTTTTGCCGTATCCATGACGGTTATACGGCCTCTTTTTGGATCTACCTTTATTCTTCATGGCCTCCAATAAGAAATCGCCTCATCAACCGCGTCCGTCACATGCCGAACCTTCACCCCGGCGTTGACCAGCTTCTGCACCGACATCCTTGATCCGGTCGACGTGTAATTCGTTTCCACTTTTGGAATGGTTTCAATGATACCCGCCGACGCCATCATCGTCACAACCTCTCGCGCGGTGATCTGGCCAACGCAACAACAATTGTAAATTCCGTATGGCGCACGATTCTTCCACAACTCCAACGCGTGGCGCACCATATCCCGGCGATGCGTCAACGAATTCAGGTGATTCCACACCGATGTAAATCCCGCCAGCTTCGTCAAATAATTACGCGGGCTATTGAATTCGTCGAACGGAAGCCGTATACGCAGGATATAGCTGTCGGGGTATTGCCCAACGAAGTTCTCAGCCAGCAGCTTTGATCCAACGTAGGTTCCGCAATAGCCGTCGAAGCCTCGGATTGGGGGATCAGTTTCATCGTACTCGCGCAGCTCGTTGTAGAGGCAGGCTGTGGAGAGGTGCATCAGCGGGACAGACGCGCTCTCGCACGCGTTAGCCAACGTGGCAGGAAATATTGCGTTGGCCCTCAGTGTCTCACCCTTGTGATTGTCGCAGTTTGAGACTGAACCACCGGCCAAGTACGCCGCACAATTGATGACCAGAGTGGGGTTGGCGTCGGAAATCAGTTGGCGCAGCTTTCCAAACTGCGTGTAATCTAATTCGGAACGGCGTACAGCGTGGAAGGCCATTCCGGTTGCGCGCATCTCGGATTGGAAGGCGGTGCCGAGGTAGCCTGAGCCGCCCAGAATAAGCAGTCCTGTTTTCATAGTTTATTTTCAGGAAGTTCAAAGTCAAGTGCGCCAAATGATCCGGAAAAGCATACAAGCTCCTCTTTCCCAGATTCCTCAAAAATCATCATGCATTTCCATCGTGGCTGGCCTTTTGACTCTTCTTTGGTTGCTCTTCGCGTGATGGTGCCTATCACGACTCCACCTTTGCTTACTTTCATACCGGGGAGAAGTTCCTCTGGGTCTATCAACTTCTTGGGATCACGCTCCATTCGGTTGCACCCAAAAATACTAGATACCAGAAACTTCCCTTCTAGATTTAACTGAACATAGGCGTCTCTCCACTCAATGGATTTGCTCGTAATCATTGGATGCACGCATTCTCCAAGCGGCCAAATCTTATTTGGACGATGATCTCCGGGTCGAAAATGAATGCAGGCAAAGCAATAGTTTATCATAACGCCTTACGAAACACGCAAAGTTCTCGACTGAAGTACATCGAGTCAATCCCCGCCCCAGCGTTGAGCGCGTCGATGTTGGATCGTAGCCAGTCAATGTGATTTGGGAATCCGGGTTTGAGAAAGATCGAGTTCTGGGAGTATGCGACTCCCAGATCCTCGATCGCATAAAAGCCACCGGGTCGCACGTGTGGCCACAGCGCGTTGAATGTGGTGATGATGTCGCTGTTAATGTGTGATCCATCATCAATGCAGATGTCCCAATCCACTCCGTAATCGGCGATGAAGCATTGCCAGAAAACTGGATCGCCTTGGTTGCCGGTGACGAAGGTGTAGCGGTCGTTCGTGCCGGGCGTGTCCCACGGATTTGTGTTCGACACGATGTCCACACCGAACACGCGTGCGGCAGGAAAATACTCCAGCCACCCCCGAATTGACTCGCCGCCCCCAACTCCTACTTCTGCGATCTTCATCGGCTTGTCGCGCAGCTCTCCGAAGCACCGCTCGTAATGCTGGCAATAGCCTTTCGGTTTGGCGTAGGTGCGAGTAAACTGGCTGGCTTTGTCGCTGCCGTGAAAAATCATCAGGTCATCAAGCGTGCTCATACAGGTGGCGTCCATTTCCTCGCGTCTGTCAGGTGAAAATAATAGCGCAGCTTGTAACGGCTGCACTGAAGACACACCGCGTGGCCCGTTCGCTTCTCAGTCATTTCATCCTGAGTCATGTCCAAATAGTTTCCGAGAACCAAGCGTCGGTCGGCCACGCACGCGCACATTTCCACCAAGCCATCGTGACGGATGAAGCAGAACATCCAGCCAATGGGGCATGTGGGTGGCGCTTCCAAGTGCGAGTACATCTCCCGAGATTTATCCGGAGGGATCACCACGCGTTTCATCGCGTCGATATACGTCTGACTGATAGGCGGCAGCATTGCGTTGTAATCCGGACGACCGGGTTGCACCTCGAACGGAACGGCTTCCGGATCGAGGCTGCGGTTGTATTGTATCGCGTTTTCCATCGAGATCGCACGCGCGTAGGAGGTGAAGAATTCTATCCCAAGCGATTCAGCGTATTCCTTCATCGGCTGAATCTCATGCTGGTTGTCGGTGTAAATATGGAAATTGACGGCGATTCTTATTTTCGGATTGGCCCGTGCGTTGGCCTCCGAAATCAGCTTCATATTGGCCTTCACCTTTTCGATGTTGCCTCCAGCGTGACCGCGCTCGTAAATCTCTTGAGTGAAGCCGCTGAGAGAAATGATAATCATGTCCGGCTGGGCAGCCAATACTTCATCGAGTTTTCGAACGGAGTTCAGATTGGTCGACACCTGTGCATTCAGCCCGCGGCGCTTTACCGACGAAATGCACTCCGCAAGTCGTGGGTGAATCCAGGGCTCAGAATTTCCATAAAGCATGACCATCGCATTCGGATTCTCCGATTGGATTTTGTCGAGAATTCGCTCCATCAATTCAGGCTCCATAATTCCCGTCTGGTGGTCGTAGCCTTCGGGAACGCCTTTCGTGCAGGTTGGGCAATGGAGGGAGCACAACGAATTGCATTCGAGGAAAAAGCGCCAGCTTTTCAGCTTCGTCTCTGCGATGGAGATCGCGCCTCCGCCCTGCCAGAATGGGATGCTGGCGTCGTCCATTGCTTTTTGGAGTTCGGGTGTCATGTCAAAACGGCAGTCTATCGCGATAGGCTTTTACGATTGGGCGGGGGCCATTTCCCCACGCCACCTCTGCTTCGTAACGCGAGGACAGAGCGCCGATGCCATCTTGCTTGATTCGTTCGCGTAGGTAAAGGGATGGGAGTTTGCGAACAAAAGAGGCTTTGGTCCAGAGCCAATTTCCGGCCGGGATGTGTTGGCTTTGATCCCAACCCTGATCCCACATCCAGTGCATACAGGCGATGTCGTTGCCAGCCTCCAGATCAGCCACACACTGACGCCAGTTGGTTATCAGGTCTTGGGTCATGGCGAGTCTCCACGGCTTGGCCACGTTCTCCCCATAGTGGGAGCCCGGCGCATGTGTGCTCCCCTTTTGATGCGCGTACAGGATGTAAGCCTCGCCTTCGATTTGGTGAGTGTGATCGAACAGCTTCATTATTGTGAGGTTTTCGCTGCGGCAGTCTGTACCGTGGTAAACGACTTCGGCTTTCGGTGGGAAGATGCTGCTCACGATACCCGCACTCTCGTCGGGTGATCCGTTGATGCACACGTGAAATTCACTGGCGGCGTCCAATAATCCACTGGATTTGAACGCCTCCATTTGTTCGCGCGCGATTGGCTCAGCACTTGGCAAATAGCGACCTTCGATTGCGAAGACTCCGTGGAGGTAGATTATGATTGGGGTTGTCATTTCTTCCAAAAATACTGTTGGGCGATTATCATGGCACAGTCGAAAAACGGAGCCTCTTCCATATCGCCATTAAAATGGCATTCCATCAAGTCGAGTTCCAGCAAGGTTTTTACCATGATGCGCATTTTATCCTCTGAACTGAGTATGAATTCGACTGTATCAAATGGCTTCTTTAGACCGCCATCGGATATTTCGGCCATCAACTTTTTGATGAGCTTTTTCGCCGCCTTCTCTGCGTCTCGCTTTCTCATCGGAGTATTGTGACGCTACCGTTTGTGCCAACCCCTCCAGCCGGGGTTGAGAGGGCGCGCTCGATAGACCAGCCACGACCCAGACGAACGTAAATAATATCAGCGTTTCCTCCTATTTGCCGTGACCATTCTCGCTTCGTTAGGGTTTTGCCGTTGAATGTGATGGGCTTGACGTTCCTCTTGTTCTGGTTTTGCTCATGTCGAGTAGCCCAACGGCAGTTCTTGGGACAGTAGCCTTTGCTGTTGTTGATGCGCTCGATTTCAAGTCCGGGCTTATATGTCGGACCCATGTCCTTCAGAAAATTTACGAACTTTCGCCAGCGATGGCAGACGGTTATGCCGCGACCACCGTAGTTCTTGTAATCTATTGATGTTTTACATCGACATCGGCGGTTCATTCCTGTCCAGGTCTTATATAGTGGGTGCTCATGACCACGCCTTGCGAGTCCGTGCGTGGTGTTTCGCTTTGATAGCATTTCACGAAACAGACATCCGCATGATCCGGTTAAACCCTTCCTTACATTTCTGAGAAGGATGTTTTTGAAGTTTCCGCATTCGCACTTGAATTTCCACAACTGACCGCCTTTCACCTCTATAAACCTGACTGCTGTGAGGCGATTGAATTTCTTTCCAACAAAGGCTTGAACTCTCGGGTCTTTTGGTCCAGTAATTTTGGCAGGCATACGATCAAGTGATTTTGATTTTATGTTCAGGGCCGGGAGGCGCGTCACGGCGTTCTCTCGGCTCGAATTATTTTGGAGTGACCTCTGAATCATTGCAACTCCAATCTACGGGGCGTGCCAGTACGGGGGCTTACAAAGGCGGTCGCCCACAAGAAGATTCTCTTGCTGATTCTGATGAAACCCGTCAGGCAGCGAATCGCAACTCTCAATCGGCACGATTCCGTTCCACCCAACGATGTAAGGCTGCATCCCCTGGCTAATAACCCACGAGGTGAAGCACGAGGGACCATGCTCGAAGTCATACCGCTTCCCACCCGTCCCGCCCTCAGTCACCGAATGCGGATAACTCGCCATCAACGACGGATGGCACCAAAAGCCAGTTGTACGAACATGCGGGAACACATTCGACCGCGGATCACCCTGATTGCCGGTCGAACCATAAAGCGTGTTCCCCTTCTCCGCCACGACCTCGACCATGCGCGATAACCACCCGGGTTTTCGAAAGTACGCGTGACTTCCGAGGAACAGCATGAGGTCGCAGTCCACCGTTCGCGCCGCCAATTGAAAGGCTCCGATGTCCCAGCCTGAGTTATCGTGGTCGATGAACGTCACGTTTGGCAGCGCGTTGAACAACGCTTTGGATGGGTCAGTGGCCGGCGCACCATTGCAGACGACAAGCGTATCGTGATCCATGCCGGGAGGATTTCGCTGGTAGGATGCTGCGAATTCGTGGGCCATTGGTGCGAATCCTTGATCTCCATTTAGGGGATAGCAATACACGATCGTGATTTTGATACGATCTGGGGTGATGAAGAAGCAACTCATGGATATAGAATGAATGCCGCGATGTGTCGTCCGGTGCCTTTACCCTGGGATCCGTCCTCGATGGCGTGCCATCGCACGTCTCCGAGGTTGCGGACGTTTGCTGCTCCGGTGGCCTTGAGCATCATCAGCACCCATTTGTCCACAGGATAGACGACGACGGAGAGTTTTCCTTTTAGTTGCTCCTCAATGGCTTTTCGCATCCACGCCGTAGGACCTTTCTTGCGTCCTTCATGGATGATGGATCCGAACGGCGGGTTGACGTAGTTGCGTTGCCCCCATTCGCACGTCAGACCGTCGAATCCTACGGGTACTGGATACGGACGTGGATCGAAGTCGAAATTAAATTCCGAGTCGAGTTGAGCATACAGATCGGGCGGCGTAATCCAATAGTGCTTGCCGTCGTCACCGTTTCCGACGTGGAATTTGTTGTCGGCTGGCTGGAGTTGGCTTTGGTGAATGGCTGTCGTCATTTCAACCAGCTTTCTGGAATCTCCGGAGTGTTGTAAATCGCCCCATCCCTTATCAGCCGACAATTAGGATTTTTAGGCCACTCCTCCACCACAACTCTCTTACACAACCCATGCGCGATCGCCAGCGGCAACGACTGATTCATCACGCACACGCGCGCGCCCGCTATCACGCGAGCGAGGTCCAGCGCGTTTTCAGTACGGTGCCACGGGATCTCAAACTTTGGAGCGCCGAATCCTTGGAAAATGTGAGCCTCCTCCTCAGTGCCGACGAATGCCATGAGATGACCCCACTTCTGAACGAGATCAAACCACGGGAAGCTCATGTTTTGATAACGAGGGGATCGAGCGACTACGATGGGGCGATCAGGAATGACAATCGGATCATCCACCGTCAGCCACGGCATGTCCTCCGGCCAACTCACGCCAAACGCGTCGAGGTGGAGTTTTAGAATGCTCCAGTTGTCTTTGGCTGTTCGCGCCTTCCACGGTTCTCGGAATTTGTTGAGGTCGTGGGTTGTGCTGAACGGAAGGCCGTGGGTGAATGACACTCGGTCGATGTAATCCTGGGCTTCGAGGAGTGGCTTGAGATTGTCCACCGCAGACGCAGGTCCACCCATGCGCGACCATCGGGAGTTGAGCGGGTACGGATAGCGGTTGTCGGTGGAGATGAATAGCACACCTCCGCCAATGGCCTTCATCACGGCTGCGGCGTACACGCAATCGCCAGCGTCGAGAGAGTGGTGAAATACATTGGGCGAGTTCGGCACTCCCGGAGTCAACCAACTATGAAATCCAAACTCTCCGCCCCACCTGTTCGGAGTCCCCTGCCACTCTTTTGAGTTCCACGACCGTCCTTCCATCGCGAACAAGCGAGCGACCTCCGTTGGTGCGATTTTGAATCCTTTGGACTGAAGTTCAGCACGGTGGCGAATGCAGATCGCGCTATCCTCTGGATGATCGTCGGTCCAGCCGGCGTTTGCCATGTAGTCCAGTAGACGTTTGCTTCTGAGAGAAAATCCGCCGTTGCCTACCGCTCCACTCGGGTTGAACGGTGCCCCGCAGTAGTCATGCTGGGTAAACATCGGCGTCCACTGCCGGCTGTTCAGCACGTAACCGTCGGCTTGGCAGACGAGCGCGAATGGCGTCTCAACGTGCTTGGCCATTTGCTTGATGCAGAATCGGCTGTAGCCTTCTAGTCCTTCTATGCGCGGGATCTCAACCGCGTATGGAAGGCTCATGTCGTTCGTCAGCAGCTTAACCGCGCCGAATGAGCATTGTTCGAGACTGCGTTCGATTGCGACAGCAGCAAGACGGGCCTTGGGAGTTGTGTCTGCGGCCAGCAGAGTAATGTTAGGAAGGCTGAGTTTCACACCTCTTGCAGAATCGTACTATCGTAAATTGGAGGCAGGTCGACAATCACAGATTTGAACTGACAGATCGAGGACGGGACTGGCTGGCGTTTACGAGTAATGCTGGGCCTGAAAGTTCCACGCTGCCACCGATGCCATGAGTCGCGCATCAACTCAAGTTGCCGCACCGTGACTTCGGTTTTAAGGAGTTCGATTAGAGCGATCATTTTGGATTCACGGCGGAAGAATCAGCCACCGCTTGCAAATCTTATTCTGGAACCTCGACCCTTCGCATGAGGGGCAGCGCGAGACATGGAACACCCGCACCTTGGGTTCGTTCGGATCAAGTTGATTTTCCAAATCCATCACGATTGGCATGTCGCCCCTATAGGCCATCCATGCTGGGTCTGTAAACCACACTCCGGTTTCGCGTCCTGTTTTTGGATCGATCACTTTGCTTCCTTCGTCACCCAACAATTCTCCCAAAGTCTGGCACGTGAATCCGAGGGCATCTGCTTCACGATCTCCTCGATTTCCATGTGGACCTTCAGTCGCATCGGGCATAGGCAGGCGTCGCAAACTCCAAGTAATTCATCGTGCGAGGTCGTGAGTTTCAACTCCTTGAACCGATTCACCGCCTTGCGAATGGCTATCGAAATAGGCATGGTGAAAAACGCCGTAAAGTCCTTTGAATTGTTGTTCGGACAACTGACGCACACGCTCGCTCGTGACTCGGATAGTTCGGGTGCCACTGCTTTTGCCCCGCTGGTCAACCAATCGAAGTTTGCCTTAGCTCCGATTGCAACATTTTTCAGCCTTTGCCCCAGGTTGCGCTGGGGCAAGAATTTTGGGGGCGGTAAATCCCCTTCAGTGAGGTAAATCATGGCGCCCGGGATTTCGGCGACTCGGGCGGCGTTGACAGAATTGACCTCGTTCCGTATTGAGTCCATGTCGAGCGTGAGCCTGAATTTCGGGTTGGCCCGGCGATGCTTCTGAAGCTCTTGGCAGAGGAGTTCGAAATCCCAGTTCGAAAGCTCCCACCCCGACTCGGCCTGACGATAGTAGAAGCCGTTGGGTGGAGCTTGGGTGAGTGATTTAAGTTTCAGTGACATTGGTGTCGGTCGCTCCAGTTGCCCGCTGTTCGGAGTAGATGCCTTTTATTCGCTCAACGTATCTGTTCAGAGCGGCGATTACTTCGGGTTCGAGAAATATGGTGTTGCTCGCTCCAAGACCATTTTCAGTCGTGAGCTTGACCATGCCGTCTTCTATTTCGGCGTACACGCTATCACCAAGATAGTCCTTGTGCATACCTCACCCCAAAACCGCAATCACCTCATCCTCCGGCACCAGCAAATACGTCTTGCCGTCGAATTTCAGTTCCTCTCCCGCGAACTGTCGAAAGACCACGATCTGACCCGCCTTGAATTCACATGGAACGCGCGTACCAGCGTCCGACCAGCGTCCGGGTCCAACGGCTCTAATGCGACCTTGAGTGGGCTTGCCCTTCGCGCCTTCAGGAATGTGGAGGATGCTGCTCACAACCTCCTCCATCGGTTCAATGATGACGCGGTGGAAGGTTGGTGTTGGGAATGTCAGACCTTCGTTCAGGGCTACGAGTTTTCCGTCTTCCATAAAATATTTATCCTGTCAGTGCGCCTTTGCCTCTTTGACTCACGTATCTATCGGTTTCGTCTTGGGTCGCCTCTCGTACGCATCGTACACAGCCCCGACCGAATTCAGACACGCCTTCCGAATACGCCTTTCGTTTGCTATCGGCTGTCGTCACGAACCATCCGTTTCCTTCTACGTAGTAGTTTTTCACACAGCCTCGTAAAACAGCGGCTTGTCGTGGTTTGTCAGCCGCACGACCTTCAACCCGACCATTCGCCGCAATCTGTTATTAATTGCGGTCGTATCCACATTCTCCTTCAACCGAGAATGAACCTGTGCAGCCGTGGCGGGTCCAATCCGCTTCAACACGTTGAACGTGCGGAGGTGTGGCCCATTGAGATCGACCGCTCCGCTTCCACGGCAGGCGCGGCATTTTATTTTTGGTGCCGTTTTTGACATGGCTCTCTCTACACGAGATGACAACTGACTGTCAACAGTTATTCTCTCTTGTAGGTTTGAAGACCTTCTCCCAGGAGCGCGAGAAGCGCCAGAGCAACACCGTCTGGAAGGTCTTGCTCTTTCAACGCAGCGTAAATATCAACGTAGGTGATCGGCGCAATCAAATTGCCAGCCTGATTTACCAGTGTGGCTTCGCTTCCGCCAAGGTCCGTTCCATCAAACAGATTGGCGATAGACGCTGGCACCGGGTGGAGTTTTCCCCTCAAATGACTGGCTACGATGTCCGACCACTTATCGCCACCGAATGGCACTTGACCACGAATCGGCTGAATCTCGCCTCTGATCGTTTTCTTCTCTCCGGTTGCTGTACGCGATGCGAGCACGATGGCCTGTGACAGTCCGGCCAGTGGGTCAAGTCTAGTGCTTCCAACTTTCACCTTTCCGAAATCGGTTGAGCGCGGGTCGGTTTCAAGTGTACCATTGTTTTTGTCGCCAGAGAAATACACGCCAAGAGCGGTGTAGTACAGGCTTAGACCAATCAGCGCCCGCGCGTATTCGGTGGCTATAATTCTGCGGGTTCTCATTGTGCCGCCCCACAACGAATGGCCGGCCGCCAGTTGCCATCGGCTGATGTAGTAGCGTGGCGAGAACATGGCGCGTCCAAGAGCGACCGCAGCGGGCTCTACCTTTCCAAGCCCACCCCTTCCAGTCGCCTCGTTCACAAACATGGCGATCTGACGATCTTCAGCCAGCGTAGGCGTTCCAGATTTTGACATGCTCTTACGCATGGCCCGCCACATGTCGAACCGCACTCGATTGAGAAACACCTGGGCCGCACGGTTGAAGTTTTTAACCACCGGGATCTTGCCCACCCACCGCCCCATCATTATCTCCTCCTGTTTATGGAGTGATACACCCTCATCTACCAAATGGAGCTTGGCTGCGCGCGCGGCTGGGGCGTCTGGGTGATTGTGAACGGCCAGATCAATCTCGTGCGCCTTTTGCTCGTTAGACAATAACGCCCTGAACATTGATGGCAGAGCCTTGGCGGTTTGGATTGGGTGAGACAGTGCCGCCAGCTTCCCCTGCCGTAAAATGAATGAGAACTCGCCGGTTGTCATCAACGCGCGAGCCGCGTCGTAGGTATCGGCGACGATGCGCTTACCCTTCTGGAACACCGACATGTTTTTCCACCTGTCGCGTTCCAGTCCGGCGTTGAAAGCATCTTTTGCGAGATCGAGTTCAGCCTTGATTCGGTTACCTTCGGCGTCCAAAGCCACTGGCTTGCGTTCGCGCTTTGCGAAGTCTCCCTTGGCCAGTCGATCCATGTAATCGGCTGTCCGGGTCTTCATCCGCGTCTTGAGAGATTGCAGAGCTATTTCGGCTGGTGTCTTTTTGGGATTAGCCAAATCCTTTAACTCCTGAACGTGGTCCTTTATCTCCTCTGTCCGTGCCTTGATAGCCTCCAGTTCTGCGCTGGTTACTTTGGTCCCAGGAGCACGCTTGTCGAAGATACCCTTCTTAGCATTCTCCAAGCTAGTTTGCCAATGCGCCTGATTACGTTCAGCCGCGGCGAGTGCCAGCTTGAGCCGCTGGGCGTCCGTCATTTCCTGACGTGGGAAAATGGTGTCGTGCTCGGCCTGAAGTCGATCGCGCTCAGCAATCAACGCCTGCAATGCAGCATCAGTCGGAGACGGCGTTTTCGTTTTAACGATTCTATCGCGAGTGGCGATTTCGTGCTTTAGATCGGCGATACGATGCTCGTAATAAGTCTTTCGGGCGGCCAGTGCTGACTTTAATTGCGTGGCTGAGTCGGTGACAACCACTCCGTATTTGCGCTTCAATTCGTTGACCTGCTTAATCAGACGTCGCTCCTCGTCAGTAGGAGTGCGTCGCTCCTGCCCCGTCTTTTCCAGGGGGCGCCGGGCTTCCAGAGCTTCCAATTTCAACACTTGCTGGGTCTGCCCCCTCAGATCGCGCAATCCTACATCAATCGACTCCTTGCTCAGCGGCTTGAAATTTCCGTATCCGGAAAACGCGCGCTGAGTCTGATCTCTAGTGAATTCTGGAACGATTGTTTTGAGAGTCGCATGTAACTCGTCGATCATTGCATCGCGTTTCCTCACACCGCGACGCCACAGCACGCGCGCAAGTTGCTGAACCAACGACGTGATGTCATTCAGTTGCCCCTTGTCGATCTTTGCCTTGATTTGTCCAACCAGATTTTCTTCGCGATCTATGTCGAAGTCTTTTGAGCGCGCCTCCTTCGGAGCCTCGCGTGCGACATCGGCCATTGTGGAATCAGTTTCCTTTGTAACCTCCTTTGTTTCACGCGTGGACTCCAGCTCGTTCAGGCGAACTTCCAGCGCGGCTATTTTCTCCTGGGCCTTGATGAGTTGAATATGCTCCTCCGGCGTCAGGTGCCTGCCCTTAGCCTGCATCGCACGCAACTCCATAGCAGCGAGTGTGAAATCCTCGTTGGCCATCATCTTGCGGGCCTGAAGGCTTCGACCGGATTCGGTGCCAATGGTTTTGGTGATGTCTTCCAAATCGGAAAGTTTTGAACTCCAGTCCTTGACTCTTTGAGACTCCTCGGCTGCGCGAACAAAATCGTCGCCCTCGAATGCCTCACGCCAGCGATGCAGCGCCTTCTCGTACTCGTTGCGAAGATCAATCCGACGGTGCATCAACATCGCGTTCTCTGTGGGCGTTACGGCGCGAGGTTCGGACGCCAGTTCTGTAATCAGTTCGTCCTGAACGCGTGGGTTCTCATCTACGGCACGCATGGCCTCATCCCACGCAGCCTGATTGGACTGCCGCTCAGCCTGCATCATCGGCGGCAATCCACGCGCTTTGCGTTCGGCGTCCACCGTTGCGTTTTTATTGCTCGTCTTGAACGGCTTTGGAGGCTCCAGCTCGCCAGCAGCCATTGCTCCCATGCCCTCGGGTTGCATCTCGGGAGATGTCAATACCTCGGCTTGCGCGGCTTGCGTTTTTTCAGCTTTTTCATTTGGTGACTTTGGTTGTGTTTTTGCAGCTTCCTCGTTGAATAGTTTGCGGGACAGGTTTTCTTCACCGCTTTTTGGTGTTCTCCATAATTCCTCTCCGTGTTTCAGGAGCCAGTCCCTGACTTCGGGATTCTTTCTCCAATCAAGAGGTCGTTCTCCGTATTTCGATGGTATGGTCCCCTCGCCTTCGATGTGGCTTCCAGTGTTTGTGGCTGTCTCTATGGCCTCTCTCGGGAGTTGGGGATTCTTGCCGAACATCTCCTTGAACAAGGCTTCCTTTTCCTCCATCGTTTTTGCCTTATCAAGTTTCGATTCAAGCTCGGACCGATCTAATTCCCCCTTCGCAATCTGGTCGCCTTGGGTCTTCAAAAGAGCTTCGAGATCAGCGATTGTTTTGACCTTCATTCCGGTCGCCACGGCGTTGTGTGTGGTCAAGATTTTACCCCCATTGAAATCTTTCCCGAATTGTTCTACCTCTGGAGTCAGCGATACATCGCCGGTTCCTTCGGCCTTTGGTATCCCCCCTTCGGCTTGTGGCTGAACTCCCTCGCCACCTTCTTTGATGGGCATTTTCCCCGCGCCTTCGAGGGGCTGTGGCTGCACATCCCCATGAACTTCTGTTGCTTCTTCGATACGGATGGCATTTTGTCCTTTCTGGATTTCTTTGGGAGATTTCCAGGCCGACGACCCGATGTGCTTGGCAATTGCGACGGGCAGAACCGTGTTCAGTGTGACGTCCGCCGTCAGCTTCGCAATCTTCCCGAGGTCACGTTGATCCTCTGGTTTCCCGAGTTCAGTCCCAAGTTCTTCGGCAAGGTGCGGCGCCTGCTCGATCATCGAAGCCGCAAAGGCTGCGCCGACCATCTTTTGAGCAGCTTTCGGCAGCGCGCCCGTGCCAAGCGTGGCGATACCGACCGGCGAAGCGAAGAAGTCCCCGAAGTCCGCCAGGCTGCTTGTTGCCCCGGCGACGACTTTTACATCCGGGGGGGATTCTGGTGATTCAATGAGTTCGTCAACATCTGGCGCCGCACCGTCGCCACCAGCCAGACGGTATCCGCCACGAATGCCGAGGTTGAGCAAGCCTTTCAGGGGGCGAACAATGGGAGTCATCGCCATGTCCATGATTTCCTGAATCTTCGGAGCCGCCGCCCTCATCATATCGGCATCGGAGCTTTGTGGGTCGAGCGGGTTCGCAACGCCTGAACTGAACTGCGTCGGCATGTGAACACCCTGACTCGGAGGAATGTTCTTAGCCATGCGTTCAGTTGCGGAGATGTTTTCCTCCAATGACTGTGGCCGACTGCTCTGATAGTCGGCGCGAGCGTTCCTTTCAAGGGGTGAAACACTCGATGGCTGACTCTGCTTCTTGAGGACTACAGAAATATCGTCATCCGACATCTCATCCGGAAATTCTACCAATCCCGTACCCTCCACCTGTACGGTCTTGGGCATTATTTTTTGACCTGCTCGAAATGTTCATTGGGCAACATTCCGCCGTAGGTATTACCCGCAGTTTTAAGCATCGGAACGCCGCTGGGGCTTATCTCTATCGCTTCGGATTCGGGCGCGGCCTTCACAGCCTCAATTTTCCCTGTTTTTGGATTCCAAATGTGAGTCACTGCACCGGCAGATGCGGGGGGCGCTGCGGCTGGGGCGCCGTTTTCCGTATACCTGGCCTCGATCTCGGCCATCGCCTGCTTGGCTGAGGCGTATTTAGGATTTTCCTTTCCAGACCCCATTCCAAGAAATCCGGTTGATAGCCGATTCTGTCCGGATTTTTCCATATCAGCTACATTCTTTTGGGCGGTCGTATATTTCATGCGGTCAATGTCGCTCATCCTGCCCATTGTAGCCGGTCGGCGTGTGGCCGCATTAACCAGAGACGTGTTGACTCCGCGATTCATCAATCTTGGAACGCGCAATATCGCTTGCTCCATTGGAACTCCCGATTGGACGAGGCGGGATAATTCCTGCTGCGCTGCAAAATCCTTGGCCGATTCTTGTGCTGTTTGATCCAGCTTCTGCTTTTCCAGCGACAGTTGCGCCCGGTTGTGCGCGTCCTGCACGTCTGTCCGATGCTGAGTCGTTAGAAATTCCCGTTCCTGCTGCTCTTTGGCAGCCGCCGTTTCCATTAGTGCGAGCTTTTCTCGCTGCGCCAACTGTTGGGCGGCTTGCGCTAGATTCCCCGACTGCATCGCCACACGATCGCGCTGCGCCGATGCCGCCTGGCCCAACGCGCGCCCACGTTCAGCCGCCTGAACGAAGTCGCGGGGATTGGTTTGCAGTTGTGGGGCAATGACGGGCATTAGACGTAGAGTCGGTTGACCATCCAATCGGGTTTGATCGGCTTGCTCGTTCCAGGAAGCATTGTGCCGCCCGCGCCGGCCAGAATGTTTCCGCTGATCTGGGTGGACGGATTCTCCATCTGATACATCTCCTGCATTAACCTCAGTTGCTCCTGCGCAGCCATGCGTGGATCAGGCGCAGCCGCATTAATCGCGTTTTGATTCGAGATCTCATACTGAAGTGACGGATCAATTTGAGTGGATGCCAGCGTGGGCAGCATCTGGTTGAAATTCTGAACGCCTTGTTGAGACTGCGCCTCGCTGCTCATGCCAAGATTTCGCAGAAATTGGTTGGACGCAAATCCGCCACCCTGCATCCCTGGCATCCCCATTTGAATTCCGAACTGAGCAGCTTTGTCTTGAAGAAAACTTACGGTCCCGGGCGAGAGCTGGCCCTCAAGTTGGGCTCCTACAACATCGCCCGCGGACTGAGTAAGGTTCGGCAGCGCCGGCAGGACGTTGCCGACCTGAGCGTAAGACGAGGATGGGGCGCTGATCGCTCCCGGCACGGCACCGTACGCGCCTGATCCGGTGCGCGGCGTGGGATTTAGATTGGGTAGGGTTGGCATATTATTTTAGAGGAACCCACCAGTAACACGCTCGAATTTGGCGGTTCCAAACGGCGAAAAATTTGAAACAAACTGCTCAATCGGGAATTTCTCCCGCAGTTGGTAATTCTGCTCCCGAAACGCATCCAGCTCCAACTGCCGAGCCGCATCTATATCCTTCGACGTAAGATTTTTGATGCTGAACATCATCAATTGGAGTGCATCCAGATTGTCTATCAACACCAGATCGTTGTTCGACACCACGGGAATGTATTCGAGCTTCACCAACGCATCTATCGCAGTCGGGCACGAGCCACCGCGCAGACAGCCAACGAATTTTGAAAAGTTGTAGCTCGGACTCGTCTCATTCGGATCGTACACCGAACAATCCCAGAGGTTGGTCCCGTCGTAGTAGTAATTACGGACCACGCCTTGGGTGACCTGTTTTACCGCGCGATCGACCCGCCTGATCTTGAACGGAGTGGTTGCGAATGGAAGCGCCAACGTGACAACCACGCCTTCCTGAAGCACTCCATCTTGAACGGTACGGATGACCTGCCCATTGTCGTCGATTCCAAACCACGTGATTTTTTTGCCCACGTCGGCCTGGGTTGAGGGATAGGATCGGATGTAGGCGTCGACCCCACACTGAGGCTGGGCGACGACGCTGGTGGTTCCCACGTTCTCGAACCTCACATTGCCCGCGCATGGGACGCCCCGGAAATCTGGAGACAATCCCCAAGCTTCCCACTCCCCGCTTTGCATTGGTAAAAACGAGGCCCAGAAATCTTTTTGAGGCACGTGGATGCCGCAGATGTTGGTGGCCAACACGGTTCCGATTTGCCGCGGCCACACAACGCAGTTGTTGCGAATGCAGTTGCGGATTTTTTGCACCGTGCCAAACCAACTCCCTCTCCGCATCAGCTTTCGCGTTCCTTGATTGAGGAGATTTCTGAAGGCTTCACCGCCGCTGCATACTCCGGAGATGTCGGCCAGTTCCCGGCTTTGCTTGGCTTCGGCGTAGGTGAGAAGGCTCATGCTGTACTGTCTTCTACGCTCCTAACCAGCTTTTGGCAATGAATTAAGAGAGGCAGGTTGTGTTGGACCCGGGAGTTGTAGCCCCGGCCCCCAACTCGATGTTGATTGAGGCCGGTGTTGCATCTATGCCTCCGGTTCTGGGATAAACCCCCTCCGGCGTGTTTCCTCCCACTTTTACCCCGGTCCAGATTGTCGCGTCATTGTCAGCGGTGATGATAAAGGTCCATTGGGGCACGTCATCGGTGCAGCCGTCGAAAAACAATCTTGCCGTGCAGAAGCTCAAGCCGTCCATTTGGAATTCTGAAATCCCGCCTGAAATCCAGCCATCGGACGGCCCCGTGAATGATTGAACAAGTGTTCCGGTCCAGACCGGATCAACCCCAGGCGCCCCCCCGGTTGGATTGGCAAACAGTCCATCAACATACGCCGTAATCTGATAAACGTTGTCGAGAAGCGAGCCCAAGCCTTCGGTGCAAATGCTTGGAACGTCCTCGCACGAGAGATCACCTGAGATCACAGCCGCCCCAGCAAAGTTGTTCAGCGCCGCCTGAGCCAGCGCGTCTGCGCCTGCCTGAGTTGCTGCTGTGAACACGCCAGACGCGCCAACCAGTCGACTATTCGGAACATCAACAGAAATCCATGCCGGAACCACTCCGGTCAGTGTGATCTCGCCAGTCTCGCACGGGAAATCAAAATACACTGGATTGTTCGTCACCTGTTGGGGGCACAACGCGCTTGCGTTGGCGGTGGCCAGCGCACACACGGCAATCATCTCGTTGACGATCACGTCGATCTGTTCCTGAGTGGCACCAGTCGGAACCTCGCGCACTATGTTGCCGTTGACGCATCCCAACACTAAAGGCGGATACACGCCTCCAAAGTCCGGAGGATAGGGCAGTGTGTAATTGATCGTGCCGGGCTGAATGAAAATCTCAAGCACCGAACCATCTGGGCATGTGACGTCAAATCGGAGTAGCGGATTAGTGTAGGACTTTCCGAACGAGTAGAACACGAGCGGAAACGTGAGACACGGCGCCTGAATCTTGCACGGCTCGCACGGTTCGACCACAACGGTGTCGCACAGCGGATCACAGATCGGAACCGAGAAGTATGTTTCCTCTTTGGGATGCGCCTTGAACTGCGCCCCCATGAATTTACAAGCGCCTGTGATTTGGAGCCTGAATTGGAAATCGTTGCCCACTCGATAGGGCCGATCATTCGTCGGTTCGCACGCTGTGACATCGGGCGTTCCTAATCCCAATCGAGTTCTGAATTGCTTTGGCTCTGTCAGTGCATCGTTCGCCGCGCAAATCGTGAACTTGTGCCACGGCGTCCAACATTCGGAGTAATCCGGACGATACCACGTCTCAAATGTGACGATGCCCCGGATGTCTCGTACGTAAATCTCACCATCCTGCAACTCGCAGAGTTCAAACTTTCCCTTGTTCGGAACGTTTTGGAAAAGTGCGGCACTCTCCATCGACCACGTAATGGGCTGACTCGTCAGATCAAAGTTCGACTCCTCATCCGCCAGTAGCTCCCAGAACTCGATTGTCAACGTATCTCGATTGAGAACAAACGCGTAACAACGATCGGCACCGTTGACGAAGCCTTGCAGCAATTGGAAGATATTCAGCCCCGTCCAAATTCCCTCCCAGATCGAAGGCAGCTTCCCGCGCATTGTGCTCAACGGGTCTAAATTGAGCGATACCAACCCACGGTGAAAAATCCCAAGCGGACTGCTGGCTGGAAGTACGCTCTTGAGAAGGCGATTGTCGAAAACGACTGACGTTCCAAATTGAAGGAGCGTCTTATCGTTCTCTTTCAACCCGCGCGTGACCTCCCGGCTGATCGGAGTATTCGGCCACTTGTTGTAATCCAGCCGTGAAATCAAATACGAGCGCACTGCGTTGTCGGATGATCCAAAAAATATGTCGACGTTGTTCAACGCAACATCATATTGACCGGCACCGCCGCTGCCCTTCAGTGCTTCGGTAAGGATTGGGCTGGTTAGAGTCGCCAGATCGGTGACGCTCAACGGTGCCTTGCAATTAAAAACGCTGCGCGGCGTAAATATCGCGAGTGGACCCTGACCAAGAGATACGTCTGGCATGGCTACAAACTTCATCGCTCGAATCTCCCCCGCGCTGGACGGTACTCGGAAGTTTCCTAACCCACCAACGGAAGAAGTCTGGATTGTGCGCAGCACCGCATCCCTGTAGTTATTCGCCTGAGTTCCACTCGATGAGCCAACGAGATCGCTGTAGATGAAACTCACGCCGTCGGTGAGCGACATCGCGTTTTGACCCGGGCCGTAGTCGCCCATGCGGCCGGGCGGGAGTTCGGGGATGGATAGCAGATTAAGGCCGGGAGGGAACGCGTGAAGGGTTCCGGGAGTGTCGGTCAGATTTATCGCCTGAACGACTATTCCGGGAGGAGGCGGGACTATCGGGGCGATAAGAAATTGATCTCCGTTGATGAATACCATCTGACCCGCCGACCCACTGTACAGCGCGTCAAGCAGAACGGTGCTGCTTGCTCCTACGGCTGGGGCGACGTATGTTCCGAAGATTCCACCAACAACGCTGTTTGGAAGATTGGTGTTCCAGTTTAGGATCTGATCCCCCGCATTGATCGTCGCCGGCAACGTCACCGTCTCTTGATTGAGCAGAGATATGAATACTCCACCCGTGTTGGTGACCATCCACTTCACTCCAAAAAGAGTTACAAACACTCCAGTTGGCCCGGTGTACGGCGCAGTCAAATTGGTGACGAACACCACGCCGCCAGGACCGTATGTATTGCCAGCTCCCGGGATTGGCGCCGTCAGAGACTGGACGGCGAACACATTGGGGTTTATCACCACCTGGGTTCCGTTGGGATATACGACTGGGGCGGCAAGGTATAGCGTTGTCAGTGTCGCGGCGTAGCCAAGTGCTCCGGATGTTATCTGGTACAGAACGTCACCGATCAGAACTACCGCGTTGGGTGGGCCTGTATACGGTGCGGCCAACGTGATTCCACCAGCCACCAGTTCCCCAATTGCCGGAGCGGTGAACGCAGCCGCGGTAACCCCATAAGACACTTGAACCGAATTAGATCTCCGTATGCTCGTCCCGTCAAAAAACCATGGGATGCTCAATCCGTCTTGGCCAACTACATAGTTTTCGGTCTGCCAAAGCCACGCCTGTGGCTGAGTCGCGGGATTTGCTCCGCCTGGAATCACGTGCTCGACGACAGTTGCGGTTGGAATGTGCTGCGGGTCTGGAGTGATTTGAAATACTCGTCCGCCAATCTGAACCAGCATTGACGCCGTGCGATCATCTGCGGTGTAAAATGTGCCACCCTGCCAGTTGTTGGTGGTGAATGCCGATTGAACTGATGGACTACTGAAACTCAGTGAGATTCGTCGAACGCCCGGCCGTGGGCCGATGAATGCCCCACGGTTAGTCGCGTTGGTCTGCCACGAGGTCTGATTCGATTGAAGAAGGTGATGCTCTACGCCGCTGTTCGTGCCGGCATCCAAGGACGAAATTCCATCAATGAATTCTTTGTTCGCCACATTACGTGAGCGCCAACGGGATAAGGGCGATGCTTGCTTCCATCACTTCAGAAGTGCCGGCGGTTTCAACCACGTCGATTCCGATTTGAAGCGCCACGACATCATTCAAAGCCAAGGTCGCCACCTTGAACGGTGTGTGGTAATCGAGGGATGGGTAGCCGGTGGTCGTGATGATGCCCGTCGTTTTGGCCGCGGTGGAAATATCAGCGCCTGCTGTAGTGTTGCGAGTTTTGAGCGTGATCGTTCGACTGGCGGCGAAAGTTGTTCCTCGAAATTCAACGGTTGCGAAGGCGACGACCAAATACAGTCCGGCGGCAGGAGCAACAACGGTAGCGCCCGTGATCGTCGCTGGCGTTGGGGCGGTGATCGCGTAGGCCAGTGCTGTGCCATTGAATTCAGTGATCGTCTGCCCGAGTCCGAGAGCAGCCTGAGCAGCGGCCTTTGTAGCCGCTCCGGTTCCACCGTTTGCAATGTCCACTGGGACCGTTGGGAGGTATCCAGCGGGACCGACCAACGCCCCGGAGTTGATTTGAGTTCCACCAGCGGAGTCGCCTGGGTATTGAAGCCACTGACCTTCCACGCTTTGGGCCGAGGGCTTGCTGATGACTTTGAAGGTGCCGACGTTGGCGCCGTCGGATGCGAAAATATTGGTGCCGATTCCTAACGGGGCAGAGTTAGCAACCAAGAACGTTACATTGGTGTTTACCACGCCTGGAATGTTGAAATTGGCGGTGGTGATCGTGTAGCTGTTTTGGCCGGCGGCTCCAGTGGCGCCGGGTGCGCCGTCATTCCCAGGAACTCCCGGTATCGCTATTGGTGGGATAGTCTGTCCACAGGCGTGGCAACATTCGCTCGGATTCACGTGCATTACATTTGAACCTCGGGCGACAGTATGTCAATCTGCAAATGTGCCACGCCTTAAATACGGCATCCCCTGGAAAGACGGTATCTCCGACGCCGAGATCGAACGCCACTGCATTCAGAACGGAGGCCTTTGGACTCACCACGGGCGTACGTGCGGTGCTGGCCTGATGGAACACTTCAAAAATTATTGGGCCGCGCTATGGCCCGAAGACTCCCAGAATTGGTGGACCGACCTGATGATGGAGAACATTCTCAAGCATCAGTTTATTTCCATCGTGGGTCCGGCCAGCAGTTGGAAATCTGGAACCGTCGCGCGCATGGCGATCATGGATTGGTCGTGCTATCCCGATTGCACTTCGATCATCACCAGCTCAACTGACATGGAGGGATTAAAGGCGCGCGTGTACGCGGAGATCACAATGGTGTGGCACCGGGCGAGAGAGCGACACGAATGGTTCCCCGGTCATCCGGTTGACAGCAAGTGCGTCATCACCTACACCAACGTTGAGGAGGACAAAGCTCGCGATTTGAGAAATTCCATCGTTGGAGTTCCGTGCAAGACTTCAAGCGGTCAATTTATTGGCATGGGAAAATATTCGGGGCGAAAGAACCGACGAGTGTGGTGTGTCGCCGAGGAATTTCAGTTCATGCAGGCGTCGATTTTGCAGGCTCAGGATAATCTAATCAGTAATTCCGATGGCGACAACCCGATGCACGGGTACTATCCACAGAATTACCAAAACCCGGTTGAGCGAGGCCTCCCGCGGCGTGGATATAAGGGCATTTTTGTTGGTAACACCAATCCGTCAGTTCGGGACAATCCGTTGGACATTGTTTCGGAGCCGGAGGGTGGATGGTCTTCCGTTTTTCAAGCGACCGAGACTCAGGGAAAGACACAGGTTTGGAAGTGTAAGAAACATCCAAATCATCCGGTTCAATGCTACTGCGTGAATCTTGATGCGCTGGATTCCCCAAACAGTGCGCACCCAATTGAACGCCCTCGATGGTCACACATGGCTGGCCCGCACAAGGTAGCGAACTACACTCCAGGCTCTGAGTCCTATTGGTCCAACGGTCGTGGCGTTTTCAAATTCGGACTCGACCAATTCAAGATTATCACTAAAGAAATCTGCGACGCCCATCACGCGTTCGACGACGTGACGTGGGATGGAAAGACTCCCACGATCAAAATTGGAATGTGTGACGCCTCGTACGGTGGCGGCGACCGATGTCCCGTTGGATGGCTTGAGTTTGGGATGTGCGTGGACGGCAAGACGCGGATGCTGTTCCATAAATACGAGTTGGTTCCTGTGGCAGTCAGAAAAGGAATGACGCCCGAGGACCAGATTGCAGATTTCTGCAAATTGAAAATGGAGGCTGCGGGTGTTCCTCCGGAAAACTTCTTCTTCGACGGACGTGGCAGTTTGGCTATGAGTTACGCCGCGCGGTGGAGTCCTCGCGTGAATGCGATTGAGTTTGGAGGATCGCCCACTGATAGACCAGCCGGACCGGACCTTTATACGATTGATCCACTTACCAAACAGCGCCGGCTAAAACTCGCGAAGGAGCATTTTTCCAAGTTCGTCACCGAACTCTGGTGGTCGTGGAGGTACGCCGTTGAATCCGATCAGGTAAGAGGACTGACGCTTGATGTGGTGTTGGACGCCCAGCCTCGGGAGTGGACGAAGGTTGCGGGTGACAAGATTGAGGCGGAGGCAAAGAAGGATATGAAGAAGCGCACGGGCGTCTCTCCCGACTTGGCGGACATGATTGTCACCGGCATTGAAGGCGCCCGACGTCGGGGCTTCAACATCGACCGACTGGCCGACGCGGTGGAGCCGATCGAGCGGTCAATGCAGTGGTTCATCGACCTACAACGCCGTCAGCGTGAGGCGCGCCAAAATTCGGAGTTAAATTACCGTTGATGGCCACGCGTTTTACCGTGTGGCCTTTGCTCTCCAGTATGGCGGCCAGGTTATGCGCCTTGGGCCCGCTGCGTTGCCATGTTTTTATCCCGTCTTCGAAGCATGTGATGGTTGACCTACAGCCTTTGCCGCGGCCGTAGTTGATTATTTTTAACAGGTAGTGGGTCATAATTTCTCCAACGTCGCCTGCGGCTTCTCATACCCCGCCAGTCCAATCGGGGTCGTATCAAACGCCGCCAGTAAATTCTGTAACTTGCGCAATCGCGTGTTCTTCATCCGATCAGCCTTGGCCAGCAGCTTCTCCTTCGCCTCGTCGTGGCGCTTGTACTCCTCGTTGTTTGATTCGCGCAGCAGCATGGCTGTCAATTCCTCGCCCGATGCAGCATTGAGGATGCGCTGGTGTTTACGGAGGGCAGCATCTATATCTTTAATGATGGCCTTCCGGTCGACGTACTTCTTCTGGCGCTTTGGTTTAGTCACATTCGAGCTTTTCAGTTAAGAGTAAGGTCTGAACCCCTGTCGTGGTGTTGTGCTCAACTCCTTTAATCAAGAGCACTTTGTATTCCTCGTTCCACGTTCGGGTGATCTCGCACCACACGTCAAACCTGACCTCGATTCCAACCTCGTCATCCATGTCGATCCCGGCCCTCTCAGCGTCGTAGCCGGAGAGGAGCACTAGCACGTCTTTGACTTTCATAATTTCAACATCTGCTCCAATTGATTCAACGACTCCCCGCAGATCGGTGCAGGAGTTTCATGCCACTTCTCCCAATCCATCTGTCCGCCCTTTCCAAAAGACTGCTGCTGTCCGGCAAACACGCGATGGCGTATCCTCATCAGTTCCTTGTCCAGATCGGCGCACCTCACGCAAATCCATTCCCCGCCCTTTGGAATAATTGCCGGATCTCCGCAATCACATTCTGTGCGATGATATTTGGGCATTTAGTCTCCTTTTCGCGGGTCTTCCACACCGGTCATTCGTAGCTCAAGGTGCAGCAAATGTCCGGATGTCACGCGAGCCGAACGCAATGCCGCGCGCACGGTTTTGGGGCGGAACTTGCGGCTGCGTTCGAGGATGCGGAGTAGCTTGCGCGCTTCGTCCAGCGCGCGGCGGAGGAGTTGGGGGTTGGTCATGCTCAAAACAGCTTCGGTCCAGAGATTGGATTGAACCACGCATGGTGATAACCGCCGGGCTTCTTGAGGCTGTCCAGTTTTACGACGATCGAAAAAAGACCGACGCCCTTCACGGTACCTCGCTTCGCCTTCTTCCGAGTTGGGAATCCGGCCTCCCGCGCTTTGCGACTCCACTCCACGCGCTGGCCGATACCAAACCGTTGCTCGGCCTTAATCGTCCACGCCATGTGCTCCTCAATCGCCTTCAGCTTCTCGCAGATCGCATCGAGTTGCGTTCGGATTTGGTCGTCTATTTTTGGTTTCATATTATTTCACCCCCGACTCCTCATACGCGCGCTGAATCTGAACGAACTGCTCGCGATCACCGCCGGTATCAGGGTGATGCTGCTTGGCCAGCTTTCGGTACGCGTCTTTCACCATCTCGGGTGTAGCATTTACGGTTACACCCAAAATCTTCCACCAGCCTGAAGTCTCTCCCGGCGCCGGCAACGCGGTGAATCCCCTGAACGCCGCCTCCATCATGTCACCCGTCCCCCATCGCGCTATTCCGCGCAATGCCGAGATCGTTAGATTGATCGCGTGCATGTTGTCCTGAACGTGTGCCCAGCAATCGCAGGCGAAACACATTTCCTTGCCGTTGCGCTTGAAGTAAATCGCTACACCGGGATCGGCCATCTTGTGACCCCACTCAACTCCCTGCGGAAGACCGTTGCGCTTGAGCGGAACGTTGGTTGAGATGATTGTGTCCGTGCCTCCAAGGCGGCGAATCTCCCGCAAGCATTCATCGCGCGCGTCGGCGAACCCAACGCGAAATCTGGTCTGCGTACGGCGCTGGGCAGATCGGGGTCTACCGGGGGGCCAAAAAATCGGAAACGATGTTTTTTCCTGCATCAGTCCTTTCTGTAACAAAAGTTGGTCAGTAGCAAGGAAAATGTTGCGTTCCTCACATTTATTTGTCAGGCTCGTGGTGTGAAACGTTATATCATCTACGAAAATGGGGAGGGGTGGTTGGTTTATGATCGAGATGCGGACAGGGTGACACGATGCACCCTCGATATATTGGAGGCTACTGAAATGTCATATCGCGAGGCGCTGATTTGGGTGGGCTACAAGACCCGGTATGGTCAGAGATTTATGATGCCGTCAATTCCAACGACTACCAGAATCCTCGGACTGCTGGAGGAGCAAGGGTGACTCCCGAACCCTTCATTTTTAACGTCGGTCAAAAAGTTCTCAAACCCGGAGGTGACTACACCTTCCCCGGCACCGTTGTGTCGGCGTTTCGCAAACTATCCGGACTAGCCCGGTACGTGGTCGAGGACGATCGCGGGATTTGTCACATCTTTAGCGCGAAGAATCTAGTTGAGGATAGAGGTGGGTGCGTCGGCAAACTTCCGGAGCCGACTGAAGCGCAGAAACAGTGCGGCCACGGACGGTGGCGACGCAGTTCTCCAAAGCCGAGACATTGCCAGTGCTGCGGACTGTTAATGTGGGACGCCGGAGATTGAACGTGTCAAAGAAAAAGAAAATCCTCCCGAAGTGTGATCTGCCGTCGTACCCGCTTGGCGCGTCGATCATCCTCGTGAATTGCCATTTGTGGACTGGCGCGGTTGGCACGGTGGAGACGGTGTACGATGACGGTCGACACCTGATTTGCATTCCATCCAAGCATGGCGGTGTCTGGCACTGCGAGGCCACGCCGGATACCATGCGCTATTGGCTTTGGAGTGACTCGAAAAGAATTTCGCCTGAGGTGGTATGTTCCTCGGGTGAGACGTAACCAGTGAGAGCGTGCCCCTTGTCGGGGATTTGTTCACGCGCGCCCGACGTGAAGCTATCCACTGGATCGGGCTAAAATGGCACCGGATCATCGTCCGGTAGTGGGCCATCGTAATCCGCAACCCTGATCGGAGGCTCGCTCCAGATTTGTAGCGGTGCCCTGCGGCGAACCCGGTAGGTAATTATCCACAGCACACTTCCTTTCCCGCGTTGCATCATTGAAATGTGGTAGCCCCAGGATTCGAGCTGGCGTATGCGTTCGGAGGCGCCAACACATAGTTCTTCGTGGACGATTTCTTCGTCGAAGAGGTCACTTTGCATTCCACGCCAGATGAAGGCCAATAGGCTTCAACGAATCCAGGTATTCAATCTCCGTCCGATTGCCCTTGCGGTGGTTGCACTCGCGACACGCGCCAATCAAATTGTCCGGCAGATTGTCACCGCCGCGGCTCAGTGGGGTCTTGTGATCGATCGACCACAGATTGAACGGAATGTGATTATGGCAGTAGTGGCAGATCCCGCTTTGCCGAGCGTAAAGTTGATTTTTCACCGTCCTCGACTGCCTTGGACGGAGCCCCCGATATCTCTTTCGCCTCCTTTTGGAACGAGGTCGAATCAAGAAAGAACTTAAATCCCGAGGCTGATCCGGAACCGAGAGACCGCTGACGATCAATGGAAACGACACCTCGTCTTTACGCTCGATAGTTAACGGCCGCGGCCACTTGTGAGGCTCATACGCTTTCCAGAATTGGGCGTTGCAACACGTCCAATTGAAATAACGCCGGCCCGATACCAGCATAAACTGCGGCTCGAAGTCAAAGATAAGTCCAATCTCATGCCAGCTCTCGCTGCGGATGAGAGTTTTGATCTCGTCGCGTGTTATGGTTTCTGAGCGGTTCATAAATACTGCCGTCTTTCCGGCTGTCACCTCTGTCCTCGCTGTAGGTCATGTTCGACCGCATTTACGGGTTACGAGTTTCCGGGCCGTGCCTTCCGCCGGGAGTTGCGGCCATCCCTTGCTTGTCGCGGGAACTGAGTTTCCCCAGTAAACCCGGCGCGGGAAAAAATTAAAGCTGGCGCGGGTCACCGCGACAACCGGGGGTCGATTACGCCCTCGCCGATCAGGTAAGGGCAATCCCAGGTCGTTGATCGCTACCGCGCCAACAGAGTTTGTATCTCACACCTGACTGACACTTGGCAATAACTTTATCTTGAATAACAATTTTGAAACGCGCAAGGTCGTTCGGTTTTGCGACACCATGATAATAACTGAAACCTCCATGCTCTCTCTGGTTCCTCGCCTTCGCGGGCACGGTGTCGCAACCGGAGGGTCGGGGAGAGCATTGAGGTTTTTGATATGACCGACGAACGCTATGCCAGACTGATGCAATCCGACGATCCTCTTACGGCCCAAGAGGTATTCGACGGCTGGCACTTTTGTCGCGAGTTCGATGAATTGCTGGTAGGTCCTGGGATGTCGGAGCTTCGGCGTTGCTCGTGTTTGCCGAAGGAGCATCCGGTTTATTCGACGGCGCCGCCTGATGAGGGGCCGGTGGATTTGGAGGGGCAACTATGAACTCAGACTGCTCCCACGTAACCACAGAAGTCCGACGTCGCGTAAAAAGTAATGGCGCGGTCGTCGTTTGCCGGCAATGCGTCGACTGCGGCACGAGCCTGGGTGAACTTCCAAAACACCAATTCGTGGTCGAGAGCCTTCCCGAGTACGATTACACGCTGAATGAGCGTTGGAGAACTGAATACAATCAGAGATTCCGAGATATTGCGGACGTGGAGCAGGCGAAACGAACTGAAGAATGGTGGACGGCTTACAACGCCTACCTTCAGACACCTCATTGGAGGAAAATCCGAAAAATAGTGCTACAGCGCGATCCTACCTGCACCGCCTGCCTTGAGTATCCATCCGAACAGGCCCATCACCTTTCTTATGAGTCATACAACAAACACGGGTTCAGTTTTGCACACGAATGCGTTGGCGTTTGTGTGGATTGTCATCGGAGACTCAGTTGAATGACCCTCGACGAACGCATAGCCCGCTACCTCTGCGCCTGCGCGCCTGCTGTTAGCGGCCAAGATGGCCACGGGCAGACGTTTTTCGTCGCGTGTCAGTTGGTAAACGGCTTCGGACTGTCCGAAAACGATGCCCTTCACTATCTCACGCTGTACAACGACCGCTGCCAGCCGCCGTGGAGCGAGCGAGAGCTGATTCACAAGGTGAGAAGCGCGATGAACGCCTCCCACGCCAAGCCAATTGGCCACCTCATCGGCGAAAATGGAACATTCCGACGGGAGGACATGCAACCACAGCGCGTCGAGCGTCCAAAGATCGAGCCCGCGCAGGCTATTGAAAAATATCTCAAGGGATTCCAGTGTGGGGAGGCTGATTTATGGGAGGCCAGCCCCATACGTCCCGACGATGACTTCACCCAGGATGGGATTTTACTGGTCGAGCACCTGTTTCACACAGGCGAATCAATCAACGTCGTCACAAATTTCACCATTGCCGAGACAAAGGACAAACGGCAGAAGGCCAATCCAAGTGGCGTCGGTGAAACTACTGAACGTGACACCCTGATTGACCGTTGGAAACTCGAAGGAATGCCCGTCAGCGCGGCTGGGGGATGGATGCGGATCAATCCAGTGAATGGTGGTGTCTCAAACGAGCATGTTACTGCCTTCCGATTTGCTCTGCTGGAGTTTGACCGAATCCCAATCTCGCTTCAGCTACGGTTGCTCGCGCGCCTGCCGTTGCCAATCAGCGCGATATTGACCAGTGGTGGAAAATCCGTCCATGCGTGGGTCAAAATAGATGCCAGGTCCTTCGAGGAGTATGACGAGCACGTGCTGGCATTGCGCGACATCATTGGTGACTTCGGAGCCGACCGGGCGAACAAGAACCCGAGTAGACTCTCGCGGCTTGTGGGTGTCACCCGTAAAATTGAAGCCGTGGGCGATGGCCGGCAGCGCTTGATCTACCTGAATCCCGAGCCGAAGGAGGAAGCGATTCTGTGATAGACCTTGAGAAATTAAAGGCGAAGCTGCACGCGGAGTGTCCTGAACTATTCCCGAACGGTGCGGAGCCCGCTCCGGCGCCCACCGACGACCCACCGCCCGAACTAGCCGACCGACACGCCGATATGTCAGCGAGCATGATGCGCTACCTCGAAATCGAGCCGGAGACACCACAGCGCGAACTGCCTAAGATCGATAACGCGACCTCCCTACTTGCCGAATCTCTGGAACTCCCACCCCAGGTCATCCACGGACTACTACATCAAGGGCTCAAAGGCGTTTTAGGCAGCAGCAGCAAAGCGCGCAAGACCTGGATATTGCTCGACGCCGCGATCTCCGTCGCATCGGGCCGTCCGTTCTGGAATTGGGCAACCGTCCGAGGCCGGGTGTTGTACATCAACTTCGAGATCCCGCGCGCGTTCATCCGTAGTCGCATCAAATGCCTGTCCGAGGCCAAAGGCGTGACCGACCTCTCACTGATCGACTGCTGGACATTACGCGGATTCGCCGGCGTCTTGGGGAGGCTCGTCCCTCGATTGCTAGAACGCATAGCAAAAACCAATTACCTGCTGGTGATCATCGACCCGATTTACAAAGGACTGGGCGGCCGCGATGAAAACTCAGCCGGCGACATCGGGGAGTTGTGCAACGAACTCGAACAAGTGGCAGTCCAAACCGGAGCGGCAGTCCTCTACGCCGCCCACTTTTCAAAGGGCAACCAGGCTGGTAAGGACGCGATCGACCGAATTGGCGGCTCTGGCGTGTGGACCCGCGACGCCGACAGCATCATCACGTTGACCCGCCACGAGGAGGAGGACGCGTACACGGTCGACACCATACTGCGCAATCTTCCGGAGTCTCCACCGTTCGTCGTGCGCTGGCAGTTTCCACTGATGACGATCGACCAGGAACTCAACCCGGAGTCCCTAAAACAGATCTCTACCGGACGCCCGAGGCAGCACGATCCAGACGACCTTTTAGACCTGCTTCCAGATAGCGGAATCAGCGACAAAGAATGGCAGAAATCAGCACGTGAAGAACACGAGATTTCACGCGCAACTTACTTCCGGCTGAAAAACGAGCTGAAGGAGCGCGGTCTCATAATGTTTTCCGTGATCGACGACGTGTGGAAGCGTATAATAGTCAACAAGAAGTGATTTCTGTTCTCGCCTTCGGTCTCATTAGTGTCAAAAGTCCTAAAATCAGTCTCAAAAGGCTTATGATACTTATGATACTTATGAGATTTTTAGTCGCTACAATCACAATATCAGTGTCTTAGGAAAGTCTCATAAGTCATTGGTCTCCAAAAAAAGCCCTAACCCCGTTAGTAATCAAAACTCCTCTGGAGAGTTTTGATACTAGGGAGGGGGTTGTTTTGGTTGTAAGAGTTTGAAAGTTTTCTGTCAAGACAAAAATGAGGTGAAAACGGGAACTATTTTGGAAGGCGAAAAGTTCCGAGGAGAGGTGTGATGAAAGGAGGGGACTCCACCTCGTTCGGTCGGGCGGAAAATCCGGGTGCCGGGGGCGGTAGTGCGGTCACCAGTCGGCCGGCA